ATAAAAATACAAAAGATAGGTTCTCAAATATGTAAAAATGAAAACTTCTAAAAAAATACCCTTCAAAACTAAAAACGCGAAAAAAATTAATTTCTATACAGGAAATATTTTGGAAGATTCGAGAACCGTTGATTTAGGAATATCAGAAATATCCATTTTGGATCTATTTAGGAATATTTATAAAAATACAAAAGATAGGTTCTCAAATATGTAAAAATGAAAACTTCTAAAAAAATACCCTTCAAAACTAAAAACGCGAAAAAAATTAATTTCTATACAGGAAATATTTTGGAAGATTCGAGAACCAGAATTGAAAACGTTCAAAATCCTTCATTTGAGATTGTTTTATGAATATTTATGAATATTTAGGAATATTTATAAAAATACAAAAGAATGGTTCTCAAATATGTAAAAATGAAAACTTCTAAAAAAATACCCTTCAAACCTAAAAACGCGAAAAATATTAATTTCTATACAGGAAATATTTTTAGAAGATTCGAGAACCTGAATATACAATTTGGAAAACTTAGTAAATATGAGTGTTAAGTTTTTTTCACGAAGAAACTCTTTGTAAAATCCAAAATGGAATTACCCCCTTCGGATTCTTTAGCCCCCTCTTTGTTATCCTTTTTCTCTTTCTGTTCAGGTTCTCCAATATTATCAACACGAATATTGTTAGCTGCATTCGTTGGTGTGTCTTGTTCAGTGGACCCACGAACTTCATTTTTATCTCCTACAACAACTGTAATATTGGGTGTGGCGACTGGTTGCTGAAATGGTTGGGGTGAAATCATCGGGTGGTCAAACATTTGCTGTTGTTGCGGGTATTGTGGTTGTTGTGTTTGATATAGAGAATGATCTATTTGGAAGGGATATGTAATTTCATTTGGTTCTACCACGAGTATATTATCCTTTTGGATATTCGTATTATTGGTCTCGATGGTGATGAATTCGGGACCTATTTTTTTAATAGTATATAAGATTGGTGTTTTAGTAACAGGGTCAATAGTAATATTTCGGAGTACGACTTCTTCACCGACCGAGTATTGTCCATCTTCATCGTCTTTCGTTCTCTTTTTGCCACCATACATATCATCATCATCATCCACAGCATACATCGGAGAAGGTGGTGCGTACAGAGGGGTATCCGATGGGGTATAAGTGGGTGCATAAGTGGGTGAAGAAGGAGTATATGGAGGCGAATCCGGAGCTTGGATAGGGTAGTCGTTATGTGGGAGAGGACCGTCAGATTGTTCATTTTGTGGAATTTCAAAAGATTCAGTAACTCGGCCATTTTGGGTGTATTCTTCGTCGGGAATATGTTTGAGAGATTCTCGAATGTCGAATATAATTTTGGATATAGTATCTTTAGTAGATTCTTTGTGGATGTTGGATAATTCGCAGATATTTTTAGAGAAAGACAATTGTTCAAGTTGTTTGATACTATCATCGGTGATGATTCGCATAGTCATATTGAGAACCTGTAATTCTTGTATGAGAAGTTTAAACGTATATGGGATACAGACAATACTAAAATCCCGTCCATATTTGGATACTTGAACAACTTTAAGGTTATCACCTGCAAGAGAACCTACAAATTGTAAGGGTCCATCGGCCATAGGACTCAGGAACAAGCTCTTCGATGGGTTATACACACTGATCATCCCGGTTTTATTACAAATAGCCATATAATATTCATCACCACGTTCCATCATTGACTCAGTAAGGAAATTGGTGGCGCCGTGCGAAATAATGGAATCTCGCTCCATTTCCCCAATACGCAGTCCACCGTCGTTGGCGCGTCCTCCAACAGTTTGTCGTGTAAGAGCCGACCGTGGCCCTCGCGCTCTGAAGTTGACTTTATCCTTCACCATATGTTTGAGTCTCATATAGAAAGTGGGTCCAATAAATATCTCGCTTTTGATTTGTTCTCCGGTCATCCCGTTGTATAATATTTCGTTTCCGCTACTGTGAAACCCTTCTTTTGTAAGGAGTTGTCCATATGTTTTAATTTTGGATGCGTCATTACTGAAAGCCGTACAATCGGCGAATCCTCCATATGTTGCGGCAACTTTCCCTGTAATGGCCTCGACTAAGTGTCCGATGGTCATTCTGGTTGGTAAAGCGTGTGGATTAATAATGATATCCGGTCTTGTTCCGTTGCGCGTGAAGGGCATATCGGTTTCAGGAATAACAAGACCAACAGTACCTTTTTGACCGGCCCTGGATGCCATCTTGTCGCCCATAGTAGGTATGCGAATTTCTCTAACACGAACTTTCGCTATACGTTTCCCCTCTTCGCCTTCTGTAATGAAACTTTTATCGACGACTCCCAGTTGACCTTTTTTCGGGGTTTTCGATGCATCTTGTCGGTGGGTCATTCCGGTGGAAGCGCTGGTCATCCCGATGAGAACCGTTTTGTCATTCACGGGAGTGCCTTCTTTGATGAGTCCATTTTGGTCTAATTTGTCGTAGTAGCAATCCGATTTGATGCCGATAACATTCGGAGTATTTTCGATGTTGGAGAACACGACTTCACTAATTTGGTCATCGGTTTTGGTGCGTTCTTCGTGTGTTTCATATGTAGTATAATAAGTTGTATGAAAAAGACCGCGTTTCAAAGCCCCTTCATTAATTAGAACCGCGTCTTCTACGTTGTATCCAGTGTATGACATAATGGCTACAATACAGTTTTCGCCGTAGACATTTTCTTCGTCGTTGAAATATTCCATATACCGCGTTTTCACCAAAGGGATTTGCCCATTATTGAGTACAACCGCGGATTTATCCATCCGAACCTGATAATTTGTATGATAGATGGAAACGGCTTGTTTCGATTGTCCACACGAGAATGAATTTCTGGTTGCCGGATTATTTTCAGGGAAGTTGATAAGGTTGCACATCATTCCAAAGATGAGTGATTCGTGGATTTCTGCGTGGGTATACAGTTTATTTTGTTTGATGACTTGTTTGTTCAGGGCAATAAGAGTGTCCTCACTTTCACTTGTGTCGATATAATCGATGACGGCTTTGTCTTCGATAAAGTCTTTGAGTTTAGCCGGGTTTTCTTCGTTTTTGATACCGTAGAGTTGTTCCAGTTCATACATTTTCATATTATTTGTGTGGAAGTCTTCATCGAGTTTTTTGTTGAACCCACTAACGAGGTTGGTCCACGTAAATTCCTCGTCCTCCAGGGCTTTCACAAACCGTGGATTCTCGAAAGAGAACTGATTTGATTCTTTGTCTTTGTAAAACACGGGTCGACATAATCTCCCGGCGTCGCAATATATAGTGATCGTATTTTTCTTGATATCAAACGAAATACTGATGTAGATGGGCAACAAAGCATTGCGTCTGAATAGTTTAAATTTGTCGACACATTCAATCGGATTTTCCACGACTCCCACCCAAAAACCGTTGATGAATATTTTGGTCATATAATCCAATTGTGTGGTGTGACATTCTTCCAAGAGTTTCATCGCCACTTTTTCGCGAAGCCATAGAATGATGGGTTCTCGAGGCATCCCTTTGGATACATAAGCGGAGAGAGACAAGTGTTTGTGTATTCCAATATTCCCACCATCGGGTGTATCGATGGGGTCAAAGAATCCCCAGTGCGATGCGTGTAAAATACGAGGGCCGACCAATTTGGTGCCAGAGTCTAAATGAATATTGGTTTTGCGCAGCTGTGATGCTGCGGTATAGAATGATAGCCGATTGAGGTCTTGGACGATCCCGATGCGTTTCGTGTGTGATTGCGAGCCCCAATTTCCTTTGAATGCTTTTCTGAATCCGGCGTCAACGGTTCTCTGCGAAAAGACCTCTTTGTAATACTCCCGAATCAGAGTTTGAAGGTCATTCTCATACAGTTCCAAATTGTAGTGGATTCGCTGTTCAAATCCCTGTTGTATTTCGTGTTTTTGAATAGAGAAATATTCACGGAAAAGGTCTGTCATTAGGGAGCCGACTGTTTCAATCCGTTTGAATTTAAAATTGTCCCTGTTGGTGGGTTCTTCGATTTTCATAAATACTTTCAATAGCTGAAACACAATATGACCGAGGTAATATGCTTTCGATGTGTAATTCGTTTCCCCAATATGAGGTAGAAAGTAGTCGCATAGTATTTCGAGGACGTGTGGTATAGTTTTCCCCTTTGTGAAAACAGCAATGAATCGTAATGCGGCGTGTTGTGTCATGATCCCTCCCGCTTCATGAACAGAAGGTAGAAAGAGGTCAATCATTGATTCGTATTTTTCCAAGTTAAGGAGACACATTTGTATGATTTGTTTGTCAGTAATGAATCCTAATGCTCGAAACACGATGAACAGAGGAATGGGTTTTCTGACATTTGGAATCGAAACAACAACATTATGGTTTCTGACTTTCAACTGTTGGAGCCCGCTGTTGATAACGCCTGGCGCGCGAATTTTGACGCTGAATGTTCTTATGGGTTTCGCTACGTTTTCGGACACAGACCTAATTTCGGCGGAGTATAAGTATTTAGTGTCAGAGGGTTCTTTAACGTATAAAACGTTGTCGGCGAATTTTTCTTGTGGGATAACCGATTTTTCCTTTCCATCAATGATGAAATATCCGCCATTATCATGTCGACATTCCCCCATTTGAAATTTCAAGTCTTTTGGAAGACGGTGGAGGACGCAAAAATCGGATTGAACCATAATAGGAAATTTCCCCAACAGAATTTTTTCGATCAAAAACGGTTGTGGGGATATTTGTGTGACAGTTCCATTAGAGGTCTTGGCAAACGAAGAAAGGGTAGACTCGCGAATCTTCGCAAGTTCTGTAGGAGTAGTAGCGTTGCTTTTCTTTTTTTGTGCGGGTTTCTTTCTGGGAGGTTTTTTCAATATATCGGTTTTCGCACCTCCGGACTTTTTCACTCTTTTAGGGTCTTTTCCTTCCTTTCCTTCTTTTCCTTCTTTTTCTTCCTCATCATCGGACGATTCGAACTCTCCATCATCTTGATTATCGGCTTTTTCTGATACACCGTATAACTCCGGTTCTTCATCCGCGCGTAAGGTTTTAATGAATTCCACCTCTACGTCGTAGTGAACGGTCATTGCATATGTCATATTTCGCAAGCGTGCTTCATTTGGATACATAAAGTGAGGTCGTCCTTCATCATAAATGATGGGTTTACCAAAGTATATTTTCGTCCCATCTTTTCCACCTAAATATAGGTTGCATTTATTTTTGAAGTCTCCAATATCTTCATCATACATAGATTGTATTTTGATAGGATTTTTGTCTCGAAAGATTTGAAAAATATGTTTTTTGAAGAAATCGTTGTATGATTCAATATGGTGATTCACCAAATTCTGCGGATTATCTCTAAAATATGAATTAATGACTTTCCATATGTTTGAAGTGTCCATTTTCGTATATATATACATATCTTTTTTTTTGTATTATTTAGGACAAAGATAATTATAATTATTATCTAATAGCATATTATATTATGGATTTCAAAGACCTTTTCTCTCCATTAAGTCGCGAATATTGTTTATGGTTCTACTATTTGTCAATCATTGGATTCGCCTTCCTCGTGATTACACTTGTGAGTGCGATAATCGTTGGTTTCAGAAAGAAGAAGGGTGGTGAATACTTTATGACAATGTTGATGGTTGCCTTGACATACTTTATTTTCTATTTCCAGAACAGACTATTGTATTCTATGTGTGTGAAATAATTATTGCGTATTTTCCCACATCATAATCACAAAGCATATAGTATAAAAATGGATATTTTATACTATAGTAATTACTGTCCTAATTCGAAGAAAGTTTTAGGGATCATTTCCAAACATGGATTGACAGAAAAAATGAACTGCATTAATATTGATAAAAGAAAGCGCGACCCTCAAACAGGACACGTGTATATTCAGATGGAGAACGGCAAGAATGTAATGATGCCTCCCAATGTTCACGGTGTGCCAGCATTATTAAAGGTGAACGATAAATATAGTGCTATTTTTGGTGGTGAAATCATTTCGTATTTAGAACCTCAAATAAAGGCGAACATTTCGCAAATGGTCCAGATAAATGGTGAACCGGTGGGTACTTCTTTAGGACAATCCATTGGTGGAGTATCCATTGTGTCTGAGCAATTTACATATTTCAATGCCCCGCCTGAAGAGTTAAGTGCTAAAGGGAATGGGTCAGCACGTCAAATGTATAACTATGTTTCGGCGGACCATACCCAGAACCATACGATACAAACACCTCCAGATAGTTATAAACCGGATAAAATCGGCGAAGCGGTGAATGTCGAATCCTTACAAAATCAGCGTAATCAGGATATTCCTCAAAATGGACCGCCCAATCCTTATGGAATTTAAGTAAAACAATATAAAAGGTATATGGTGATTTATATAATATATTCTATAGATGGCAGACAAATCAAGTTTACTGAAAGCATTTAATACTCATTTTTTCGAGTTTGTTGGTAGTGTTGTCGAGTTATTCCCAGAAAATCAAAGTTTGAAACATACACAGAGTCAGTTTGAAACGTTCAAACGATTGAATCCAACAAGTATTATAAAGGCTTGGAAAAAATATGTTGTTGAACCATACCAGGATATTATCGATTCGGGAAATATCGAGTTCTTTTTCGAGAAAGATTACGGCACTGATTTACAGTCGGTTGCAAACTCGGATAAAATAATGGCGGTAATAGATAACCTTCGCGAACCCATCAAGTTAATGAGCGATACCTCGAAAGCCAGTGCTATGAAATATTTACAGAATCTGTCTAAATTAACCGACGCACATTCAAAAATGTAGTGGACGGACTGTCTAATACAAGATAAGTGTGATGGTTAACAGAGATTGTAAAATGACGACGGTCTTGGACATATTCGATGTTGGGAATATATCCCCGTAGCCTAAAAGTGTGGCATTTTGAACCGAAAAATAGAGGCGGTCAAACATTTTTTGTGATAAAGATGTTTCGATCTTATCAGGTGTAATCGTATCTGTTTCCACGTCGTCCTTGACAACGTCGGTCGCTTCATCTAACTTTTGTTTGACTTTTGCCTGGTCATATTGAGATAATTTAGAGTTAGACGTGAATTGATAGCCTTGTGTTAAACTATCGAATCCTTCCGTAAAACTTTCATCTATATTTTTCTTGACCTTTTTTTTGATGATTTCAGTCTTAATGGTCTCTTTCACGAGATTCACTCCACTAAAGTTTTCATCGGGTAATACAAGATATATAAACGCAAAAATGAATACGGAAATGAATAGATAATATAATTTTATGTGATATTGTTGTGTTTTGGGTTGAAGGAATTTTTTGAAAGTGGTTACAGGATTCGCCATAAACTTATTCATTGTGCAAAATGATTATATAATATATATACATCGATATATATTATGTTTGAGTGTAATTATGTTTGAGTGTAATTATGTTTGAGTGTAATTATGTTTGAGTGTAATTATGTTTGAGTGTAATTATGTTTGAGTGTAATTATGTTTTATAAAATATATTACTATTTCATAATGTGTTGGAATAAGGAAGTTTCCTTTTCAATAGGGTTAACCGCATTTATTTCCGGATTATACTTTACAACTATAAATGTAAACGCCGGTATAGCAGTTATGTATTTTTCACTTATGGAAATTTTACAATCTTTTCAATATAGTGTAATAGATGAATGTGATAATAATTTGAATATAATACTGACAATCATAGGATATATACACATATGTTTTCAACCATTTTTTATTAATTTGTGGTTTTTTGCCTTTGCCAAAAAAATTAATTATTCATTACTTTATATTTGTATGATAGGAGGATTTTTATTGTTAAGCAGATTAGTTTCATTTGATAAATATAAAATTTCGCTTAATATTAAAGATAATGAAGTATGTGATTCAAATAATGAACCTTTATGTGGTAAAAAAACTTGTAGTTTGACCGGTGAAAAACATATTGTTTGGAATATTCGTATGCGTTCAGCTGGTAAATACTGGTGGACACCAAGTATGGGATTACATTTTTTCCTGTTTGTTATACCTATATTGACCACATTTGAAATGAAACCATTATTGGCATTGTTGTTAAGTGGGCCATATTTTGGATATTTTTTAGCAAATGATATAAGCGAACAAGCATCTATTTGGTGTTTAACTGTATCACTTCAACTGATTATTACATTCTTTTTATTGCATAAAATTTTATAAATGTTTAAGAGATATTCAAATAAAACAACACAGTTCCAACTTCTAATTTTTTGATAAATGAATGCACTGAACCGCGTCTTAAAATGAATGTCGAATCATCTCGCTTATTGACTAAGAATACTTCGTGGTGTAATTTATAAACCAATGGAAAATACTTTTTAGGTATAATGGCGCCAACCTTTTGTACGTAATATGATATGTAGTTTGAATGTAGTTGACACATAAAATCGTGCAGTTCTTGTCTAAATAGTTCAAAAAGCTTTTTATACACTGAAAACACATTAAGAAACTCGGTAATTTTGTTTTCTTTGATCAAAGACAAATACAAGTATTGTAAATTAGGATGATTTCCGCGCAACTCTTTAATTTTGCGATATTCTCTATCTTCAAAAATGGTTCTTGTGCCACTCGTCAAATGCGTCGCGACAAGACCTTGTAATTCGTGTTCTTTGAAAAATGCGTCGACCGTTAAGTCATCCAATTTTTCCAAGGTGTATGTCGATGGATACAGAATGAGTCTCGTCAGTGGTTCCAATCCGTCCACCTTTTTATATTCCCTTATAGGAATATGTTGGATTTTTGCACCGTTGATTTCATAAACATCAACTAAATATGCGTTGGGGATTTGAACATTCAGAATCATTTTATTAGTTGGATGTTGAATCACAAAATGATAAACGTGGGTCTTCGATAGACCGTTTAGAAAAGGAAGTTCGTTAAAATCTTGGTCGAAAGCTCCACCCAAACATTCGATGAGCATTTGCCGGAATGTCAGCTGTCTATCGAAATCCCCCACTTTGTATTGATTCCGGATATACCAATAATTACAACCGACGGAGTTTTTCGTCGCCATTTCCCAACCGCATATTCTTTCGTCGTAAAAAACACATATAAAGGTCCCTTCGACAAATTCTTGGTAATGAAATTGGTCGGCGTTTGTCTTCATATATTGTTCTTGAAAACATTCGGATGTAACTATTTTAGATGGTATAATAGATAATATTTTTTGTGGTTCTTCTTTATTCGATATTTGAATATGTCCTGATGCATCATCGTTTGAAAATACGTATTGAACAGGTTCGCCGTGAATTTGTTTCACAGTAATTAACTTTTCACTCATCGAATTTATGATAACAGGTATTTATTAAGTAATAGTAAAGATATATTTATATTATTCTACATACATATTTATATTATCTATCCATCTATATATATATATACATTGAATGGCTACTTTAGAAGGTTCTCCAATACACGGTGGTGATATGTTTAAAGGTCCACAAATCAAAGGTATTACATCACAATATAGCAGCGATGTCAATTTCATAACAACCCACTATAAATCTAACAATACAACAAGCTCTCGAAACAATTTGATAGATCTTCGCAAAAAATATAAAGTTCAGAGAGACAACGGCCTTGATGACGAAACCAAAAGACATATTAACATAATATATAGAGCTGTTTCTTGGGCAAAAGAAAACAACATAGAAAATGAGCATTTAAAGATGAAACGAGGGAAAATGTTTAGATTCGAAAACAACAGAATATCCAGAGCGAGTTATGCTCAAATAGGACAATCGTATTTGAATTCAATTGAACCCGATATGTTTAAATTACCTCCCCAGTCTCCGTTGTCATTCGAAGCTATCACTGAAACAACTGGTGCGAAAAACAGAAAAGAGGATTACACAAAAGATTACTATGATAAGGTAGTATCTTTATTATTAAAATATGCCGGTGCATTGAAGAATGGAAATTTATCGTGTGGTAAATGCGAAACTGTGTTTCAAATTGTGAGGGAAGCAATACAGCAAAATGTGAAAGAAGAATGTCTGAAGAGCACCGATATTTTAATGCCAAATGAGTCAGCAGTCTCACACTCATCACTAACGTTTTCTTCTCCTGCTCCTCCTGTTCCTCCACCTGTTAATGATAATATGTCTCCTATGGACACACCTAAGGTTGACACTCCAACACCCAAAGAAACAATAAAAGATATAGGCTATGAAATGATAGACCTCTCAACATATTTTAAATCGAATAACTCCGCAGTATTAGAAGCAAAAATAGTTAATAAAATATCAGAAAGTTCTTTGCAAGATAAAGAAATAACTAGTATAAAAGAAATGATTAAACCTCTTTTAACCGATTTAAAAAAAGAAGAAAATCAAGATCCTTTGAAAAGTTTGGTATATATATTAACTATATATCAACTGGAACAATTTTATATTTTGATGCAAGACAGTTTTGGAATGTTTGTCAATTCTTCCTCTAACTATTTGACGGAAAGGAAACAAAAGTCATTATTGGAATCTGACCAATATAAAGCCCTTCCTCAACTCATAGATTCAGCCAATAATAACGATTTTAAACAGGGTTTTCCTGGTCTTACTTTGCAACAGTATGCAAATGACTTCTCTGCTAAGATGTTTCAGAAAGCCAACCAATCCAAAGACAGGTTTGCTGATAGACTGCGTATTTGGGAGAAAAAACCATTCCTGTATGAAAGCAATTATGATACTAACCGTAGATACATTCGTGATATGAGTTTTGATAAAATCAATGATCTTTTAAATGTAAACAGTTCGGTATATAATTCCATCAGTGGTGAAGCCTCAATAGCACCCGGTGTAACACTTGGTGGAAGAGGAAGTCGTCGTCGTAATAAGAAGAACAATAAAACTTTCAAGCGTGTGCGTGCGGGGAAAACTCACAAAGTGCATAAATCAAAGAGGAAGTTAACAAAAAAGAAGTAAACAAAAAAGAAGTAAACAAAGAAGAAGTAGAATCACAAGTTTTAGTTGAATAAATATCAAAATATATATTCAACCGTAATAGTAATTTAGAATAGTATCTATTTATATTATAAATACAGTATGTCTGAAAAGGAGGAAATTCCTGTTACAAATGAGAATTTAGAATTAGAACTGGGCGATATCATCGAAATTATAGCGCCTACGAATCCGGAAATCCACGAAGTGTCATTTTTCATTCATTATATAGATGATGAGTTTATCAAATTGATAAATATTTCTAATAGAGAACACAAGAATTTACACATCAACGAGAAGGGGGATTTATCCGACGAATCAATCGAACACATAAATTTGTTGAGTCGGAGCGAAGAACCCGGATTTGCCAGACAGCATAATTTACTATTGAATACTTGGATAGAACTCTATTTTAGCGGTATTGTTTCAACGACGATCACCGGAGAAATCACCGACTTAGTAAACGACCAAATCGAAATCACCACATATCCGGATTTGGATATCATATACATAGACTTTGAGTATAAGGGGTTGCCGAGGAATATTCCTCTGGAAAAAATCATCGTTCGTTCGAAACCGGCAGGATTGGAAAGTCTGAAGGGGATGAGTAAAGAGGATTTAGAAGAAGATAAGGAAACACACCAGCCAGAGGAAAATCTATTGGAATATTTGGAGAACGGTGAGTCCATAAATAGAGTTCCAGACGACGCGGAAGCGGATGAAAACATTCGCGACTCTTTACGGTCAGCTTATACAAAGGCGAGTAATGTGATATTCGGTTCGCGTTTAGAGGAAATACAACAAGTGTATGAGTTACCGGATAATCAACGCCGGTATGGTATCGATACGCAAACCAACAGTTTGTTAGACGAGCTTTTATCAACGCTTCCAACATCGCAAAGAACCGACACGATTTTAAAGAGGATTCATACTATGATAGAGCGATTTAAAGAACTGCGCGAAGATTTTTCGGTGTTTGACCAAAATGGAGATGTAATTCGTGCTCAATTTCACGATCAAAATTTCCACAAACCGTTAATTGAGCATATTGCGCATATGGACAAAAAACTCCGATGGTTTGTTCCTACAACGCTGATTACGAAGAAAGTATATAAATCCGAAGACGACATAATCCACGACGAATCTGTCACCGATGTTTCTGTGTTGGATACACACGTAGACGATGTGTATAATAATATGTATAATTTCAACAATGAAGGAAGCAACGTGTATATTTCCAAGACACAAGAGATGAGTAATATTTTCACACCCTTCACCCAGACAGACCGGCGGGATTATATAGACCAACGCGATGTGAATACTGATATAGAAACCATATTAACCAATTTGGATAATTTCGAAAGTAGTGTTCTGCGCGGTTCTCAAAAGAAAATGGAATTGGTGAAACGCAAGTTTATCACACAGAAGTATTGTTTGAATATGACAAAGTTGGTCAAGGAAATGGTGGACGGAAAGGAAAAGGCAATTGTTCGTCCTCTTTACAGGAACGACAAGTTATCAGTTAAATCATTCATAACGATGCCTTTATGTGTGATGAAATTTAGCGCAATAGATATGCCGGGGACATCTTTGTATGAAAAAACAAAATTACATCGCGATTTCTTTATGATATCCCGAGTTCTCCGGAAAAACACGCATATTTTGTCCAAGGTAGTTGAAGATTTTCGAAAAGAAATCGATTATGATAAGAATGATAACCAGTCAGCGTTTTTATCCAATATCAGTGAATACATTTTGGACGAAAATATCGACGACCCCGATAAATATAATAAGTTTTTGAAAGTCATTATTCCAAACACGTGGCAATTGATCAAAATTACTCGAAAACACATACAGTATGACTTGTCATTCAAATCGGCGGTAGATACATTAGAACCATTTTTCGTGTATAGCCGAGATATTTCGTTTCCACAGTACAAGGAAATCCGTTATTTCTTGAAGGAACGAATCAAAGAACTGAAAAAAGAGATTGCGACGTCTCGCGATGAGTTTGAGAAGATGAAAAACACAAAATACAATGTTAACCGAGAACCATTAATAATTATCCGGTTGTTACTGGAAAAAGAAGATGTTCTCAAGAAATGTCTTACAGGATACAAACTACCGAATCGAGAACTGGTAGAAGAGAAATACTCATCACAAGAAATATTGAAGTTAATGTTGGATTTTGATAATGGTGTCCTTCTCACACAATTAATAGCCTCTTTATTAACATCGTTGATGACCCCGAATAATTTAGCCACGATTTTGGAGGAAGGTGGTTCCTCTGAACAGTACGACGACAGCGATAAAAACGAAAAAATAAAAGCCAAAGATTGCAATCAACGCGTACTAACGAAAAAATACACCAGTGTGGTAGACTTACAAAAGGATAACCATCTCGATGAAGTTTATTACGACGAAGATTTCGATGATACCCCGTATTACATTATGGAAAAATACAAGCAACAGCAAAAAGAGAAATTGCCCGAAAAATTCCCAGGATGGTTGAAAGAGGTTTTAGTGGAGAAACACGATTGTCCAGAGTCTATGGCGCAAGAAATGGCCGAACGTCTGGTCGCAAATAAACGGCTCGTTCAAGAAGGCGAATATTGTATATTGGAAATATCTCCCAAACTACCGAAAAATGTGGATATAGATGATTTGTCTGAGTCCGAACGCGAAAAGGTTGACCAAGAAGTGGATATGAGGAAGAAGATGAAGTTTTTCCAAAGAAAGAAAGGGTACTGGGTGGAAGATAAAGATATTGACGAAGAATCGTTTATGGATTCCAGCACACTTTTTTGTAATTTATCCAAGAAATGTTTTCAAAAACTAAAAAGTCCTATTGGTAGTGATGTGTGTGAAAGCACGAAAGACGCCGAAAGGAGATTGGGTGAAGCCACTCGAAAAAAAGCTTTAAAGGAGTTTGACCGGCGTTACGAACTTAGTAAAGAGGACAACATTGAAAACTTGGAAAAGAAAATAATAAAACATATGAAATATATTCATAGACTAAGTGCCTTGAATCATACAGAATTATATAAATACAATAATCTTGCGTATCATATTGGATTAGGTGTAAGAACCGTCGATGAAAATATAATTCGTTCGCCATACTTGAAACTCAAAGACAATATAATGGGCCAATCGGATTTCGCTAAGAAGCAGCAGGATATTATGAAGTTTTACGAAAAGTTTTGTAGAGAACCGAGAACCACAGAAGACTTCAAAGAAGACCCTTATTTCAAATATTGTAAAGAAACGGACACAAAACTAATTGCGTCTTTCCATATCACTCTTGCGGAAGCTTATGTGTTGTATGGTGAAATCGAATACGCCACCGCGCTCGATGTAGTTTGTGCTGAACGGGGGCGACTGAGTGAAAACCGCGATGCCATCATAGATAAGTATGGAAGTGGAGAGGAGATTTGTAAGATTGACAACGTAGATGAGGCGTCGTTCACGGAAGACGGATTTCGAATAAGCACACACGCAGTTTTGGAAAAGGATACAAGTGAAGTTGTATTGGAGAAATTAAAACAAAAAAGGGGTAAAGTATTTGAGAACGAGCGTATGGAAGAGATTTACCGCATTTATGTGGCGATTGCAACAAATATTGGATTGCCTTTGAATGATTTGGAAGAACAAGTGTTACGCATATCTTATGAATTGTGCTCTAAAAATATTGTGAATAAGGACGAGTATGAAATGTATATTGCGGACACCAAGGCGAAAACCGGGAAAACCCCTATTTCGTATTCCAAGAAGAAAAACAAGACGATGATCCAGATAATCATTTCGGTGATTTTTGTGAGTGTTCAGACGACAGTGCCTTATTTTCAAACAAAGAAAACGTTTCCGGGATGTATAAAGTCGTTCGATGGATTTCCTCTTACCGGGCCTGAAAACATCGATGGACTTCAATATTTAGGGTGTGTGTTGGATAAAATGAAGGCGTCATATGAACCCTGGGACTCTATTGGCAAAACGGGTGCCACTATGCTGACCGACCAATTGAGGATCATTGTAGATTCTATTGTATTGAAACACGTTGAAGTGGATGAGATGTACTTGAAGAAGCGCGAGTATATGCTGAATCACCCTATTGTAGAAATCCCAGACGAATATGTTGTGGAAAAATGGCGACATTTTATGCCACCATTGGTCGATACAAACGTGATAAAAGGTTTGAAAAGTGTAGCCCAAGATTTTTCGAAGGAATACTTGGAGCTATTGAGAAACGGAAAGAAACACCAACATCAGGATTTTATGGTTTTGAAAAGTAAGGTCGCATATTATTCTTATGGAATTATGGAAGCTATACAAGAACTTGTGAACAAGAAGGATTTGTTGTTGAAGACGAGCGGAAATGAGCCATTCTTACAGAATGCTTGCTGTAATGAAACACAAAAAGATAATCCAATTTTCTATTTTATTGAAGAAAATGAGAGCATTGACCACTATATTCGCATTATTAAGTCGTTGACTGGACTCATCGATTATACAAATAAAATATCACGGGCAACATTATTAGTGTATGAACCGTCGGCAACACTCCAATCGTCCACCTCACTTCCTAAGGAACCGATAGAGGAAAACATTTATTTGGCCTTTATACATTACTGTGGATTGGATAAGGGACTGCCAATTCCAGAAAAATATCACGCCTACTTTCAAGAAATACCTATTGGGTATGACCCTGCGTCGTCCATAGAAGAAAAGATTTCATTTTTGAAACGAGAGGCGCACAAAAATTTTTCGGTGAACGATTACCTCAATTTTATGCAGATAGTTTCACAACGTAATGTTCTGGAAATCGCCGATACAAATATGGCGGAAAGCATCAAATACGACGCAGTTAACTCGTTAAAAGATATACTGAATGTTTTGGAGAAGGAAGATTTATCTTTTTCATCAAAGGAATTCGTCGAATTGTTGCGAAGTGTGTTGGACAAATATAAAGAAAACAAGATGTATGTGTATGATGCTGCCACTGATGATGATGGTGATGAAGGCGTTCAAAAACAATATGCGTCGTCAATGAGGAAATTAAAGGATTATTTAGCAACAGAAAATGTGCGAAAATACGAAGGTATCATGCGATTCTTGAATAAAAACGGGCAACTTCGAACCCGGGAATACGACAAACTCCACGATTTCTTTAACGACCTGACCAAGTGGAATTTAGATAAAGAAATGAATCATTATTGCGACGATGGCTTATACACAATAGTAAATTATGTAAGAAATTTCGTCTACAATATGACACATCTATACCCAAGTATGGTGTTACATAAATGTATTAACAACAACAGATTATTTTATAAATATTGGGGTTTAGGATTCAATGACTTGACCGAAATCGAAGAAAATGTTTCGAAATACTACGAAAAATTTAAACCATTCTTCGGCGATAGTGGATTAGAACGGTTTTTGACCGAAATGCAACGACGATTGAAAAATGTGCGTCTATTCATCGATGTCTTGCCCGTGTTCAACTCTCTAATAAAAAAAGACCATACATTTTACACTCTGTTTGACAAGTCAACGTTGTATATGTTGATGAATTATGTATTGTATTCGGTTGTATATGAGTATGTGGAAGGTGCCATCAATAACGAATTATTGACGCAAGATATCCAAGCACAAAAACGTAATCGTAGAACAATGAATTTAGAACGCGATGATCCATCGACCGTGAATTTTGGGGCGGAAGAAGAGGTCGGGGATGAGAATCAGGAAGTGTATGATGAAATGGCCGAACTCCATATTGAAGTGGGGAATCAAGAAGAATTTCAGAAGCGTGTAGGAACTATGTTAAAAGTGTTCTTGGAAATTGCGATGAATAATAAATCCATATTTGATTTTGATTATGCAAGTATAATCGAAAAGACACACAAATACAAACAACAGGAAAAGGGACGTATTGTGGAGAGGTTACGCAATATGTCTATTGAGGAACGAAGAGTAGAGAATATGAAGAAACATTATAAATTGGCGGAATGGAATGTGGGACAAAACAAGGGGTTATTTGTGTATGATATTCTAACAAGTGATAGAGAGCGACAAGAAAACATCGAACAAGGTTTCGTCGACATCGATACGAATATACAAGGTGATGACGACATCGAAATGGAGGAAAATATGGCAGATGAGACCGAGGCTTTGAATATAAATGGACTGAGCGAAGATTATATGGACGGTCAATATTACAGTGAGGACGAGGAAGATAATTTTTAGGCAGGCCGACTCTCACTTCATATCATTTAGGGTATTTGTCATATATCAAAAAATAAAATTTCCTCATATTATAGTAGTAATCAAATGAGTCTCAATATTAATCTGGTGTATATACGATATAATAGAGTTATGTTCGCCATCATAGCGTTTCTGACGCTGTTTTCCTTGGTCCATTATTCAAAACCCGGATTCGCATATAATCGACACGGTGGATTTCGCACGTTTGGAATTGGGTATAAACATAAGACGGTTGTTCCCATATGGCTAATCGCAATACTGATATCAATATTCAGTTATTTATTGGTTATGATAATTTAGTCGTGTTTGAGTGGGAAAAAAATTTTATGATTACGATTGTATATAATCATAAAACAGTAGCATCGAATGGATAATCCAAGATTAACAGAACCGGGGGCGAGAAATTATATGACGAATTTATTATCCAATTGTCATAATAATCGCGTATCTATCTATTTATACATATTGAACATCGGCGTTTTAGTAATGTTTGTTGGATCAATAGCAATCATTTTGTATTATTGTTATCGAAATAAACTGACCCCGCCTGAACAAGTCCGCAAAACTCAAAAAGAACAAGACTATATATTGCAAAAAATCAGATTTTATAAGGACCATCAACATAGTATCAACTCCAGAGCATCCATTACTGGACTACCAACAACCGACTTACGCCCAGTTTGAATTCATTGAAGTTGGTTTCAAGGATATATAATCTATGATTTTACTATAGATTATATAAATATATATAAAATGGATTTGTTTGAAAGACAGCGCGAAACAGCAATAGAAGAAAATAGTGCTCAAAAAACAATATTTGATGTTCTGGAAAATTTGTTTGCGACCGACACCGATATATTTTTCAAAGAACCTTTGGTCGGAGATGTTGATTTAGAAGTATTGAAAGAATGTAATTTTACAAATATCGAAAAGCTCCGGTTTTCTCCCGGAAAGATTACGAGTCTCAAAAACATACCAACCCACATAAAGGAATTATCGTGTCCGAAGAATTTACTGAATAGTTTAGAAAATATACCGGAAACATTGGAGTTGTTGGATATCGAGGGAAATGGATTAAAGACGTTGGATGTTTCCAAGGTCAAAGATTTAAAGGTTCTCAAAGTTTCTGAAAATCGTCTGGTGGAATTAGAGAACCTTCCGCTAAGTTTAGAACAAATGTTCTGTAATAACAATGATTTGAGAAAGTTGGATTTGGATGGATTGACACAGTTGGGTGTGTTGCATTGCTCGGGTAATAAATCGATGAACATTCATAACCTACCCGAAAATATTGCGGATTTCAATAATGATAATTTACCTACGAATGAAATATCACGTTCTAAAGCAGAAGAAGATATCCCACAATATGATGTGTATGAGACACTGAATAAATATTTTATGTTGAAAACACAATATGAAACTCACGTGAAAACTAAGAAGAAGGCATTGTATAAAAAAATTAATAACAAAGGCAGATATAAAAAGGAAGTGGTCAAATTGAAACCATTATGTATTAATTGTAAGAAACCCGTCGGTACTATTTTTTCAAATAAGAATCGCACATATAAAGCTATTTGTGGTGGTGTTAATTCTTCAAAATGTAACTTGGATATAAAGATTTATATGGGCGAGTATGATAATTTGATACATTCAATCCAAATTTGCCAGCACGCCATAGAAGAAAACAAAGAAAATATAATCAAAATGAAGATGGACACGTTGTTGGATTATGTTAGTGAATCCAAAATATCAAAAGATTTCAAAAATGAATATGACGAATATAATGGAATTAATATGATGCTGACCAATTTGAAAACCCAATACGAAATGTTGCATTTTTCAAAAGAGAATCACGAAAAACAGATTGTAAAGAAACTGGCCATTCATAAAACCATTTTGCATATACAAGAACTATTGGGAGAATACAAAAAAAATAACCAAAAAGATATATTGACAGACGTCATCGATATATATCAAAAACAATTAATGCCGGAAGTAATGAATCTACGACATTTGAAATACTCCATTATGAATATGGATGAAGATAAAATAAACACCCGATTTACCTTATTCCAAAGTGATAGTTATTTGAATGAAGTTGAAAGAAACATCGGTGAGCAACCTCAGGTTCTCAAATTTGTAGGAAATTTCTAATTTTGTCAATATTTACTAATTAAAAAATTGATTCATTTTTATCGCAAAGTTGAAAGGCATAAACTATCTGATAGAATAATATGACCACCACTACTACTGAAATGACTACCAATACTTGTGTTGAAATGACTACTCCAGTTATCAACTTACAAACCCCAGTTGGCAAAGAAAAGCCTTTAGCCGCAAAGTATAAAAACTATACCAAGTTCGCGTATTGGTTTATGAAACGCCTTCAAACAGAAGAAATTATAGGAGAATCTCAAGTTGGAGACGCAGTCAAGGCGCTGGGAGTCTATTTGAAATCTACCAAAGATAAACAAATTATCTTTGACGATTTCGAAAACGACGCGAAGCAACTTGACGCGGAACTAAAACAAATGGTGAAGATTCACGAGAATCCAAACTACAAACCAAGAAAAAGAGCCCCTAAAAAAGCGAAGGTTGATGAAGAACCTTTGAAAGATACTGTCAAAGAAAATATGACTTGTGTAGTTAAAGAATTACAAGAAGTTATCGAAGAAGCAGTCGAAGAACCTGTTAAAGAGTTTGTCGAAGAAACTATCCAACAAGTTATCGAAGAGCAAGACGAAGAGCAACTCGAAGACCAAGTCGAAGACCAAGTCGAAGACCAAGTCGAAGACCAAGTCGAAGAAGCAGTCGAAGAAGCAGACGAAGACCAAGTCGAAGACCAAGTCGAAGACCAAGTCGAAGAGCAAAAGGTCGAAGGAACGCCTCCAAAAAAGGAGCGAAAGAAGTCTTCTAAAAAGAAGAAGATTGTCGTAGTCCAAGATGATATTGTTGCGCAGATAGTAGAAGCAGCGAACGCTTGTCGCATTGATGCTTCTGAACCAAAGGTCAAGAAACCAAGAAAGAAAACCGTATCTGTGGGAGACGAGGCTTTGATTGAGGAGGAAAAGTCTACAGACCAGGTTCCCAAGACACTCGACGATGTTGCGGATGATGTTGTAACACCGGAATTGGAACTCGAAGAATATGTTAAATAGGGCCAACAATTATAACAATAAAAATATAAAAATATAAAAATATAAAAATATAAAAATAAGATAGTTTAGAGTAGTTAGGTATAAATAATTTATTTATTTTTTATATTTTTGTTTCGTTTATTCTCGTATTATAGCTATCATATTTATTACAACGAAATTCCTAAACACGACCGGTAAAGGCATTTAGACTGTTCTTCAGGTTCGAGACCAAATTCATCGTGAAACTGTTCGAACATATCATCGTCGCGAAAGTCTACAGTCTTTTTTCGTTTATTGATTTTCCCACCGAGTTTCAAAATGCGTTCTTTCCATATTGGTGAGTATGATGCGTAAAACAACCAATTATTACTGAAAGCATCAAGCTTGAGTTTTGTATTTTTTTCATTTGTTTCTTCCACAACAGGGAATAAACAAACCTTCGGTAAATAGTGGTAGTTCATATGTGTGTTTACAGTTTCATATTTCTTTATATCATCAATCACAGTTTCAATGTGTAATTTCCCACAAGCAAACACGTCATCGGAAACTTTATCGAGAAGACATATATTTTGGATAAACAACGCCAACAATGTAGGCGACATACCCTCTTCCGCAAATTTTTGGCAAACCGTCGTATGAAGATTTTTATAGTCAGGATATCGGATTTTTACTGTTTGATATAATAAGTCAAATGGTTTTTGATGGAACCCTGACCAATACAACTCGAATGCCCAGAACAAAGCTTCATCCTGTTTATGTGTTAGTAAACACGAAACCAACGAACGGCACACACTCATATCATCATACAAATATCTGGTGAATATAATTGTCATTATAGTTCAATTGGGTATATTGGGTATATTGACTGAATCGGTTTATATGTCTATTATCATTTAGAAAAAAATCTATCAATTTTTTATATATCATCTTTTATTATATGTCTCGTATTTTTAGTTTGAAAAGTAGAGTTACAAATAGTATTGTTAGAGAGAATCAAAATCTCAACAACTATTTACAACCAGTAGGTATAGGAGGAAATGCACGTGGGGTTTCATCTGGAAGTGGAAATGGGGCCAAAGGAGATACCGGAGACCAAGGCCCACAGGGTATTAAGGGAGATACCGGAGACCAAGGTGCTCAAGGTCTAAATGGAGATACCGGAGTGCAAGGTATTCAAGGTATCAAAGGAGATACCGGAGTGCAAGGCCCACAGGGTATTAAGGGAGATACCGGAGATCAAGGTATTCAAGGTGCTCAAGGCCCACAAGGACTAACCGGAGACCAAGGCCCACAGGGTATTAAGGGAGATACCGGAGACCAAGGCCCACAGGGTATTAAGGGAGATACCGGAGACCAAGGTGCTCAAGGTCTAAAGGGAGATACCGGAGATCAAGGTGCTCAAGGTCTAAAGGGAGATACCGGAGATCAAGGTCTAAATGGAGATACCGGAGTGCAAGGTATTCAAGGTATAAAAGGAGATACCGGAGACCAAGGCCCACAGGGTATTAAGGGAGATACCGGAGACCAAGGCCCACAGGGTATTAAGGGAGATACCGGAGACCAAGGTGCTCAAGGTCTAAAGGGAGATACCGGAGATCAAGGTATTCAAGGTGCTCAAGGTCTAAAGGGAGATACCGGAGATCAAGGTGCTCAAGGTCTAAATGGAGATACCGGAGTGCAAGGTATTCAAGGTGTTAAAGGAGATACCGGAGACCAAGGTGTTCAAGGGGTTAAAGGAGATACCGGAGATCAAGGTGTTCAAGGTGTTAAAGGAGATACCGGAGACCAAGGCACAAGTGTGTTGGACGCAAGCGGAGTCCTCACCGGTCACATAATACCTGATACAAACGCAGTATATGATTTAGGGTCTGCCGAATATAAGATAAGACACTTATTTTTGTCTGATAACACAATGTATATTGGTGAAAAGCATAGTGTAGGAGTTGACGCTGGTGGTGATTTGAAATTCCGTAAAAGAAAGACCTCTGCATTACCAGCATCTATTGCAAGTATTGGTGGTGCAAGTGTTCAGGGCGCCATTGATTTTGTTGATGGAGCAAACGAATTGTCTGATTTAACAACCGCACAATTAATTGCGTATGCTCAAAGTTTAGGAAACTCTACTTTGACAGAACAAGATTTATTTAATGTAAATGACTACGAGGACAACACAAAGATTATTAAGCCAAATACCCTTTTGGACCAAGTAATCGCAGCATTAACAAATGTAAACTCAAACCCTCAACCTTTGGCAGTCATTACGTTGACACCCGGTATATGGATATTGAACGCAAATCTGGGTCTAACTTCAACTACAGCTGCCAATGAATTAAGAGGATTAACATTAAGTATGGGTGTAGGAGCTGCTGTAATAAATCCCGAAGTATGTATTCAAAGAACATCTGACACTCCTATTTATACACTTTCCACAGGTAATGAAATCTACGAGAATTTGTCGACAACCTTGGAAGTAACTGAAAACACAGATGTTCATTTAATGGTTCAAGCTACATCAACAACACCTTTACAAACAACACCTTCTTGTAAATTCACCGCAAGAAGAATCTAAGTAACGAAAAACTTTGTATGAAAAGAGTATAAATACAATTCACCATAATATTTATACGTAGTTTAGAAATACAATGAATCAAATCATACGTACATTAGACCATGAAGAGATGCAGGAAGTGATGAGTCATTTCCCTGAAATCGAACTTTCTTATGAGACCGTTCCCCATAAGAAAGTTTCCAAATCATACAATATATGTCTGGCGATTCCTTATGGTGAAAAGAAGGTGTTTGTATGGTTTACCTATTTAGGTGATCGAGATGCTTGTTTTACGCTGGAATTGAATCGTAATAAAAAGGTTACCAAAGTGAACTTAGTAATTATGGATGTTCCACTACAGTTGGCTAAGAATACGTTGTTTTATGGAACCATTTTGGAAAACGGTGTATTTATAATCGAAGACATTTACTATTACCAGGGCGAGACGATGAAAACCCTTTATTTTGGTGAAAAGTTGGGTTTTATGGAGTTATTTTTCAAAAACTTAGTAGAATGGTCACAAACAACTTATGATGAAGAAACGCTGAAAATACCGTATGAAATGGGGAAGGATTTAGCGCCGAAATTGTTGCGTGTTTTTCGGTTGCCATATTTGTGGACCATCCGCAATTCCCATTCATACGATTGTGTGTATGAAATCCCTCAAGAATATTTGATTGAAGGTAGTTATGAAATACATCATACACAATATCGATGTTTGAGTGAATTGGCCCCTTATATGAACACGTATCCTGTGCGAAAGAATCTAATCAAGAAGCCCGACGATAACACCAAGATTATGATGATGTTGCATAATCGAAAGAATCCGAATCATCGCGTAGATGTGAGAAAGCCTCAATATAAAATGAAGACGACTTTTATTGTGAATGCGGATTTTCAGCACGATGTGTATCATTTACGAGCATATGGGCGTAATAAAACACTAATATATTATGATGTCGCGTACATTCACAATTATGATTGTAGCGTCTTTATGAATTCGTTGTTTAGGAATATCAAGGAAAATTCTAATTTAGATTTCATAGAGGAAAGTGATGATGAAGAAGACTTTGAGAATATCGCGGTGGATAAATACGTTGATTTAGAAAAAACTTTGATAATGGAATGTATTTTCCACCCCAAGTTTAAAAAATGGGTCCCACAAAGAGTATTACAAGGGAACCAGAAAGTTGTTCATATAGGCCAACTGGTGAATGGATACTGATGCGTTTTTTCTATATTGTATATATTTTTTCTATGTTGTATATATATTATAATGGCTAATTCATCTATCCCAATGAGCGCTGTGAGTGCCACTCACCCAGGAATGTCTGTATTCAATAGTAATCAGGTGGGTGGAAAAAACCGTATCGGACGACCACGCAGAAAGATCGGACGACCATCCAAAAAGGATATGAAGAGACGTGCTGCTGCCAAGAGTGCGCGAAAGAAGGGTAAGACCGCACGTAAATCTGTTGGAAAGAAAACCAAGAGCAGAGGTACACGAAGAGGATACTTTTTTTAAGGTGTATGAATGATTCAATTCATAGTATATCTAATTATACTATGAACTCAAGAAGGGAAGTACTTTTTTGAAATATTAAAATATCCCAAAATATATTATAGTCAATACAATAAATTACGATGGATAAGAAACCCAATATCATCAATTATCTGTTCAAGGAATATGTAAAGGAGAATAAATTATCAGTGGGAGTCATCACTGGGTTAAGTGTAATCCTGGCGTTGATTCAAACACACGGTATCAACGCTTTTGTTGCGAAGCTGATAGAGTATACAAAAGACGGTTCTAAAGACAGTATATGGAACGCATTCTACATATTATGTGGCCTCTACGTGTTGTACCAAGGACTTTACTATGTATTTTACGAGTTTCAAAATAGTATTATTTATTCTATGAAACCTTGGGGTCGATACAAATTATTGGATATGATTATGCAGGTAAATACTATAAATTTCAGCGAAGAGAATTTCGCTTCCAGCGTTTCACCCATCAATCGTATTTCAGACTTGTTTGCGTGGTTATTAAGCGATATGGCATCGTACATCTTTCCTGATGTGATTTTTACCCTAATCACTGGAGTGTATTTCTTCCAACTGGATATATCATTTTCTGGTGTATTTATTGTAGGAAATGTGCTGGTATTATTGTTTTATTTCTGGAGATTCAAAAGTCTGGAAAAACAAAATTTGAAGTATGAACACCAGATGACTGAAACGGAAAGTAAAATGATTGATATGCTAAATAATATGGACCGGATCGTTTTCCGTGCGAAAGCCAATGACGAGGCAGCTACTTACAAAGCGCTGGCAGATGAAAATACCAAAAACGGAATAGAATATCAAAGAATATCGAATATAACAAACACAGGTATGCATATAATAATGACGATTGTGTATTTAATATCTGTTGGGTTTTTGGTAAAATTAGTAATCAGTAAAAAGATTAAGCACGTAGATTTCATAACTTCATTGACTTTATTGATGGTATTCAGGGAAAAATTAATTGGAACTTTTGAGCAACTCCCACAAATAATTTCTTACATTGGGCGTATCGAGAACGCCACGAATCATATGAAACACGTGAATGATAATTTTATGAAAGTGGTGAATAAACCTCCGCTAAAAAAACACAACCTGAAATTCGAACATTTCAAATTCGAAAATGTCGATTACAAATATCAAAACAGCGATAAACTGGTTCTCCAAAAACGAAATCTCGAAATAAAACCTCAAAAACATAATGTTGTTGGAATCACCGGACCTTCGGGCTGTGGAAAAAGCACCATTTTGAAACTTCTAATAAAAATTTATCCTTTAACCAGCGGTAGAATCCTTATTGATGGAGTAGACATTGAAGACATCGACCCGTTTGAACTTAGAAAAGATATTACCTTTGTGAATCAAAACTCCAAACTATTTGATAAAAAGGTGGTTGATAATATGTTTTATGGGTGTACCGATACGGACCGATGTAAATCGTTTTTAGAACAAATTATGAAATATCCTAAAGTCGCAAAACTGTATGAAAATGTCGACGTAAACAATAAACGATCGGGCCAACTTGGCGAAAATTTGTCGGGTGGACAACGCCAAGTAGTGAATCTGATTAGTGGTTTCATCAACCCATCTAAAATACTCATTTTGGATGAACCAACAAATGCTCTCGACCCTGAACTCAAGCGCGAAGTTATACAGATCATTCAAGACTTTAAAAAATACAAGCAAAATGTCTTCATTATCAGTCACGATAAGGAAGTGTTTAAAATATTCGACGAAGAAATAAAGATGTGATAATAGTGGTCGATTTATCGATTTTTTAGAGAATCTATATTTAAAAAATTGATTCACTTTTTTGTGTATTGTGTATAGGCATAAACCTTAGTATATATAATGGCTACTACTCAAACACAATCATTTACCGATTTCAACACTACTATGTTGATGGAAGGAGACAATACACAACTGAATAACTGGCTATATGGCACAGGGAATAAGAGCATCTACATCCAAACTCTCCCCCAAGACTTAGGCGAAGACACTCTACGGGATGTTTTCCAATATTTCGGAGAAATATTCCGTGTGGACATAGTGAAGAAGAAGGAAGGGACTATGAATATGGCGTTTGTTCATTTCCGGTTTTGGTATAGTAATCCGTTGATTGAATACCACTTGAAAAATATCACTTGTTCCTACCCGAAATCATACGACCTTCCACTTATGGGGTTGTCGATTCAGTATTTGAAGTGTCGTGTCAACACAAATCCAATCCGACCAGACCTCGAATACAACAACGTCCAACTCACCGATATGGCGGATAGAATCCGAAGGGACCACGAGGCCCTCAAGAGTGAGAATGAGGAGCTGAAGAAGAGGATATTCAATCTGGAACTAATTATGAAAATCCGAACAAATGTGTAGACAGGTCATAAAAACAAATAAAAACGCGTAGATAGGTAGATAGGTAGATAGGTATAGTAAAAACAAATCTAAATCCCCTCATTTTTTATTGCGATAACCATTTCTTCAAATACTCATTTAGTAAAAATATTGTCTATAGCATTTTATATACATTATAATGGACGTTGGAAGGGCTATATCGCAAGTTGCGTTCATATTTTTGATTTTTGTAGTGGTCTCAAGTGGGTATGTATCCGATGTGCTGTCTTGTCAAATGCAAAACTTGTTGAAAAACAATTTGTATGCGAGACACATAATTGGTGTGATTATGATTTTCGTATTTATTATGTTGGAAGGTGGATGGGATTTCGATAAAAAAAGACAAGACAAGTCCCCTACTGACTGGGCCAGTGGAAACACAATCAATACATTCGTCTATGCGATTGGCATATACTTATTGTTTTTGATTTCTTCCAAGAGTCAATTGATACCCAACCTGGTATTCTTTTCATTGGTGTTTATCCTATATTTCGTCAACACATATAGAGCATATATGTATGACCGCCAGGAAATTACCGAAAAAACCAATGAACAAATTCTATATATGGAATATGGACTATTATCCGCGGCAGCTATCGTTTTGGTGTATGCTTTTAGCGATTATGTTGTCTATCAAAGAAAAATGAGAGGTTCGGGGTTTAAATGGCACAAGTTTTTAGCTGGGGTGTCTGAATGCGCAAGCGCATAGAGGAGCAGAGCATTTATACATATGAAATGAGCTCTTGTGTTTGTTCTTCTTCTGATAATTGAATCATACATACGCCACCTTCTTGTGGGTCCTTCTTTGTTTGGTTTTTATTACAACCACTGGATGACTTTGGGTCAAAGTCGACTTTCCATTTATCACAGTCTTCCATATTGACATATTTCCCGCTCGTGTTGTATATGATTTTATAATTACATTTTTTATAAAATCGTTTGCGGGTTTTCCACTGATTTTGAAATGTATCGTGTAAATCAACGATATCCACCACAATCGGATTTTCGTGTTTCGACCGCAATATACGTCCAACAGATTGCTCAATATCGGTTTTAGGTGTGGCCATTATGAGTGTAGAAAGTGTTTTTATATCCAACGCCTCTGCCGCCATAGCGTATGTCGCCAATACAATTTGTTTCGCTTCGGTTTCTTTCAACGCCTTCTCTTTCATTCCTCCTACATAATATCCCACGGTACCAATACTCTTGTGTTGGATAGCGTCGTGTAAATATGTTAGCAATGACCGATTGTGCGCCAATATCATAATTTGTTTCTCGTTATTTTCCGACAATAGGTCTTGTGTGACTTTTACGATGAAATTTTTGCGGGGACCAAAGTCGCATAATTTACTGATCATCGTGCTATATTTAGGATTTCCTCGAAAGTCGTATTCCATTTGTATGAAATCCGGATCAGTATGTTGAAACTGAATCCCTCGAACTATAACTGGGTCTTCCTTCTCGGAATCATCGTGATATATCTTGTCGCCAATAAACATATGTAATACGCTGGTCAATCCATCTTTACGGTCCACCGTGGCGGAAATTCCCAACATATATGGTGTTACGGTCTTCAGCAATGTTTTAGAAAATTCTTCGCTGCCAATTCGGTGAACTTCGTCGATGATGGTGAGTCCGAAACTGTCGAAAGAACCTGCTGGAAAATCGCGACTATACATTGTTTGAATCATTCCTAAGACAATATCGCGGTCGTCCACCTCGAATTTGGGTCCCTGTATTTTTCCGATGCGAGCCGAGGGGAGAAATTCGCCGATGCGTTCTATCCACTGATTCATTAGGAATTCTTTATGAACCAGTATCAAAGTCTTTTTCTGGACTTTGCTTATAATATTTAAAGCCATCACCGTATTATGTGTAACGGTGAAGTCGCCCAAAACAAACCGTCGATTTCCATCGATTTCGAATCCATAATAGTCATCGACAATAGTTTTGACAACCATAATTTCGTATTCCATGTTATCACTTATAGGGATCATCAACGTTTTCTGTGGTGGTTTTTCGAACACAATATTGGCTCTGTATCCTAAATAATTGTTTTTATCAGGCAGCGAAAGGTATTCTAATACACTCATATCCACCACTGTCTTTGTATACCGATATTTCAAAGACAATATATGGCTTTCATTCACTATGTATGGAACCCCGCTCTTTGGAATCACTTTGTACATTTGTTCTTTTCCCCTTGCCAAGGTCAATACATTTCGTGGGGTTGAATCGTCGCCCATTATAACATCGCCTACACAAATGTCTTGGACCATTTCAATCGAACCGTCATACATCAATATTGGCGTGTCTTTGCCTAAACATTTCCCTTTACCGCACCCGACTTCCAATATACCGCCCCCACCTGTTGAACCATCTTTATCCAAGTGGTTCAAATAAGTGTCAATGATTTCTGTTTGATAATCACGAAGGGGTTTGGTGAATTCGAGGTCGCACGGGTCTCCAAGAGAAATGTCGGTTTTATGGGGTCTTCCATATCGTTTTTCCCCGTAAAATCGCGGTATGTATATTTTGTTGGGACTTTCGCGGTAAACCGGAAAAGATACGACATCTGTGGGTGCTCCCATATTAATTCCAGGTTTGGCTTTCAGAAAAAGGTCATCTTTCAAGAACGCGATGTCTTGTTCGGATAATATAGATTTAGGTATAGTGTAGCCTCGTCGGCCCAGATAGGCTTTCTCACACACTCCGGATTTATATGATTCGGAAATGGCAATGTTGGGGCGTTCGTCTTTTGTATTCTTCTTATTTAATGGCGTTTTCCGGTAATTATTGAAGGGTTTCATCAGTGATGGTCAAAGTCGTTTTAATATGTATGACGAATACTGTTTAAATGGATTCAATTTTTAAAGTTTTCATTTATATATTTTGTTTTCATATAGTATATAAATCATTATGAAGTTGACCGATTTCACTAAATCCTTATCTACCAAGGAAATTGTCGTTCTATTGGCCCTTGTTGTTTATTTAATATTTCCATTTCCAACTCCTCAAATCGTTGCCCCCTTTGTCAACGGTTCCATGGGACTATTGGCGATTTTTATCGTAGTGGTTCTGGTGTTTTTATATGCCAATCCTATTTTAGGAGTAGTCTTCATTTTTGTCGCATATGAACTATTACGAAGAAGTGCTTCCGTCTATAGTGCACGCCCTATGATGAAACACAGTCCAACTGAACGCAAAAAGACCCAAGAAATGGTAAAGATGAACCCACCCAAAGAAACCTCTTTGGAGGAACAAGTCATCCAGAAAATGGCGCCTGCTCAAAAAGAATTTATTCGCGATGATAGTGGTAGCAATTTCAAACCTGTGTATGACCTTGTCAATGGTGTGTCAAGAGCATAATTTCCATATTTATACTTCAGTATTTGTCTAACATTTTTAATTATATTAGACAAATGTATTCTTGTTATCAAGTTAATATTATTGTTATTATTATTATTATTATTATTCTTCTTCTTCGGGTTGGTCCTCTTTATCGTTTAGGAGTTTTGCATTAACAATGTAGAAAATAGTAATGTAAATATCAAATAATAAACCGAAAAACCAGAATGAACCAGATTTAGTGGCTATTAATACAATCGTGGATACTACAAAAAAGGCGATGAGAATAAATCCAGTGAAGACAGTGGATAATTCTCCGACATTTTCAGACAAGAAATCAAACAGGTCTTGTTTAATATTTTCCACGTCATATTCATCGGGGTCTGCGTCATCTGGGTTCTCATTTTCGGAGCTATCTTCACCTTTCTGAACACATTTAATCAATTCAGTATAATCTGAATCCGGACTGATCTTGAAAAAATAAATACGCAACATAGAGACAACGAAAAGTATAAACACCAGTAATGCGGTTGTAGTTTGCCCCTTGCTGTTTGTAGATACTCCACTACTCATTAGAGCATAGATAAACATAATCATTATGGCACATATGTAAATGTCTATGGAGTATAATCTACCAGCGCGGGCCATACACGTTTTCAAATTGGGATTTTCATTTACGAGGTCGATGATAAGATATCTATACATAGAAGGTGCCCCTAAATATCCTAAAATCATCATAAGAAAATACGAGGTGAAACTGACAACTACCTTAATGTATTCATACTCGGCATCTTGGAGACTATACTTTCCTTTCAGAGGAATCTCTAAATTAGCTTGATTTTGTATGTCGGATTCGGCTTCTTCGATCGGTTGACAATATGCCGTAGAAGTGCTCGTTTCACTCTCGAAACCCTCTGTCAATGAAGATGGTGTAGGAGTTGTAGTATCGAGATTCTGGTGAGAAGCAATTATGATTTTATACGATTCATCGTAGTTTTTCACCACATCCACCATTTGAAAAGAGTCGAACGATGACTTTACCTCTATTGGCTCCGTAAATAATATAACAGATTGCTCTGTTAAATACCCTGGACTATCATAAAGAATAGTTTTTGTGTCTGACTTACCAAGAATGTCGTTCAGTTCGAGTTCAATTATGGATTCTTTCTGCGAGATAATATTATCAAGAACCGTTTGTTTGATTTTCTTGTTTGTTTTCAATGGGATGCACACATACAGCGGTTTAAACCCGTTGGTATTTGACACGTGCTCGATGAGAAGCTCACCTTCGAAGTCCATCGAGTCTATGGTGTGAACTTTCTTAGATATATAGATGTTTTTGGTTACGTACCCGGATTCGTAGTCGGCGTAGTCGATATTGATAACATTCGGTTGTTGGGAATACGCGATTTTTATATACCCACCATTCTCAACCGTTTTTTCATATTGATTTTTATATATTTTCTGTTTTGGATAATGATAATGTATCTTGTCAAAATCACCTATTTCTTTATCCTTTATATTAAATGACATGTAGTATATAATTATAATACATATAAATATATCACCGTGAAATTCGAATGGTTCCTAAAACCACTATTTTCATATAAGAATTACAAATATGGGATGTATCTGAATGTTCCGTTTTCGTATAAAGTTACAGTGAATGTATCTTTGTAACCCTCCACATAAACATTATCACCATTATACAAATCATTACATCCGTATTCTCCTGAACAACTCTTGCCATTTAAACTGATTGGAAGTCTTGTGTTCATATTCCCCGTAGTGGACATGGTATAATATTGCCATTTGTCTCTTCCAGTTTGCTGTTTTCGTCCCATTAGAGGCAATATCAAGTCGTCTGATTTTCCATTCAACGTTTGGTGTTGCTGGCTTCTTGTTAGAATACCGACTTGCGTGTAATCCATATTCGTTCCGCGGGTTTCCACATTGACAGGGACGGCCATTCGAGATTGTGTTTGAATGATGTGGGAATTGTTTTCGGGAGGGCCCATATTTATTGGAGGTTGGTTGCGACTGTCGACACCAATTTGTATGATAGGCGGCATATATTTTGCGTTGGATTCTCTATCGGACGATGCGGAAAGTGATCGCGGCTTTACCAAGATGGTATAATAGAAAAAGGCAATCATAAATATGATGATGAGTAACAACACGATGGTCATGTTTTCAATACAAAACATTCCGGGCGCGCATTTTTTCGGCATATTTCGATGTTCCTATTTATATATATCATACATATAAATAGCGACTACCCTATGGTTTTAGAATCTATGAAAATGCTTTTTTAATTCGATTAATCGTGGAAAATGCCTTTTGTTTTTTATATTCCGGTGGTTTTGGGAATTTTGTTTTACAAGTATAGCATTTTGACATAACCGAATCTGGAAAATGGATAATATGAATACCGGTTCCTAAACCTTCTGGTTCTGGACTATGAATGTACTTATCAATGTCCTCAAGGAAGCACCAGATATCTTTTTCTATTTTTGTCAGTTCGATTTCAGTTAAATACTCCAAGAACCAAAAAGTAAGTCTAAACGGTAAATAAATAATACGACCAGCAATATCTAACATATACCATATGAAACACTGGGGAAGATTAATGATACCGTTTACCCCACACATAAACAAATTGAATAACCAGGGTATAAATTTCACGAAAAACCAGGGAACTGCCTCTCCAAAAAACCACTTCAGCGTGTACCATATCATCTCAGCAAAGGCAACAATTACCATAACAATAATAAGCAAAATCGCATAAATATTAGCAATAATAAATTTGGTTATCGTATTCATAATCATCATCATAGTAGTTTGAGCTTTATCTACTCCTAGAAATACCATAGTGCTCACTGAATTCGCCAAAACTAATGGGTCTGTTGGGCCTGGAAATGCCATTTTTAATAAATTATATGCTATATAAACTATAGAATATAATGTCGTTGTCCAACACAACATACATAGACTATTTGAATTCGTTGGAAAATTTGAATGTTTTGTTTTTCTTCGTGCGACAAAACGAACGGTTGGTTCCGTTTGCTATTTTGCATTCTTTGTATTTTCGACATTTATTCGGATTTTTCACGCTTTTCCCTTTACACACACTTTGTGGTTTATATGTATAAATCATTGGGATTCCATCGTCCATAGCCTCGACTTTTTTCTCTTCTCCCAGTTTACTTTGAAATGCTTCGTTATAAAATCCTTTGTAATATTTTCCGATGATTTTGTTGAGAACCTTGTCCTTCGCGGTTTCATTGTTAGAACTTTGCGCCAATCTCAATTCTTCTAAAAACGCCGTATTGGTATTTGAAGAATCTATAAAGCGAAAATTGAGTTTGTAGTAAAATGAGATTACCTTTTCTATTGCGCTTAATTTCACATATTTTACTTTGAGCGTTTTCCCAAAATTTATGATGGCTTCGATAATGTTTTTCCCGCTATATTTTATCGCGCGTGAAATGCTGCGTCTATTCATCGAATGGAACTTGGAATTGCATATTAAATCTATATATAAATGTTTGGGATTCGAATGTAAAGTTAAGTAAGAAAATCCCCGAATAACGTTATCGAAAGTGTGACAGATTAAATAATCGCTATTTTCACTACAATGTTCTATGAATTCATCGGATACTTCACTAAAACATAGGTTTTTCTTCCCTATTCTGCTAATTCTTTGAGAATAATGTTCAAACAATTCCGGTTCTTTCTTCCTTCGTATGATTTCTATTTGAGACATATATATAATTATTATTATGTATATACTATAAAGCACATTTATTCGCTTGGTTTTGTATTATTAAAAAAAGACATATTCTTGGAAATACTATTGATGGTTTCCAATAGTGGTTTGTATTGATTGATGCTGCTTAACATTTTTTCCTGTGCTAAAATAACCCGGTCAGAATTTTTCTCATAGTTCATTACACTTTCTTGATCATACAAATCTACTTTGTTGAAAGATTCTTTCATGCTATTGTTAGCGTTCAATGCCATATTAAGTTCTTTTGATTCTTTGGCATTATTCAGTTTCAATGGGTTTTTAGCTGTAGGAGTTGTTGTGTTTCCAGAAATGTCGGTGTCTTCGGCTTCATCTTCGTCATCATTTTCGTCACCATTGGTTTCTTCGTCATTATTTTCTTCGTCATTATTTTCTTCGTCATCCTCCTCGTCATCCCCTTTTTTTCCGGTTTCGTCCGTTTCATCATCTTCAAATCCTTCTACAATATTTTTTCCGGCATTAGGTCCCAACATCAAAATATTTGTAGAAGCAAGGGCAACACACACGACTACCAACATATTTTTACTAAAGTATCTTGTTAGAACCGCAATTAATAGTAAGATGGTCGCAAAATAGTAATTTCCCATTTGCAGTAAGTATACGAGTTGTGTAAGAGCAACGATAAAGAAAGCATACAACAAATACTTATTGTATAAGATGGATACATTAGACTTGTAATTGAATATGTTTTTTCCAAGTTTTGAAAGGGATTTTAACATCGATGAATTATAATATATATATAGAAATAGAAATATTGAAATATAGAAATCGACGAAGCAGTTCACACACACAGTATCTATCTATTCTTCCATATACTCTGTAGGAATGCATTCTCCAGAATATATTTCGAGAACTTCTTTGACAACATCTTCACGTAGTATATCGGTTTTGTCGAATTCTAAACTGGTAATGCTCGATGAACGTTTTCCCTTGAATTTATCTAAAAAGTCTTCCAATCCGTTTGTGGTTTCTGGTTTATCGTATTGTTCTAAATCTCCGGTGATAACCAACCGACTGTTTTCTCCTAAACGAGTCATTAACATCTTCATCTGAGACACGGTTGAATTCTGCATCTCATCCGCTATTAACCACGCGTTTTTGAATGTTCTACCGCGCATATAACCCAAAGGTGCGATTTCAATGGATTTTTCTTCCATATATGCGGAGATTTCCTTTGGTGACAAAAACTGGTACAATATGTCATAAATAGGACGAACCCAAGGAGCCATTTTCTCTTCCAAATTTCCAGGCAAATAACCTAAATCTTCATCCACAGAAACAGATGGGCGCGTGAAAATAAGCTTGTCATACTTCCCGGTCAGGAAATTTTTCACTCCATATTCGGTGCCAAACATCGTTTTCCCTGTTCCGGCTGGCCCTGTAGCAACAATTATTTTCTTATTTTTATTTTTCAACATCATCTCGTATTGTTCTTGGTTTTTGTTTTTAGGCTTCGAAAATTTGCTCTCAAAAATAGATTTATCCTTTTGTGACATATATTTAATGTTTTCGTATGGTCTTTGAAGCTTTTCACCGGGTTCTTTGCTGTCGTCACACTTGGAATTGGCGGGTTCTTCTTTAGGATACTCCGAAAAATATGTGTTTAATAGAGATTTTTCTGACTGCTTCTTAGGTTTCCTTCCCCGGCGTTTTTTTTCCGTTGTGGGCTCTTCGCCTAAAAAGTTGTCACAAATATTCATCTCTTTTTACATTACTAAAGGACTTTATTTCTTGGGAGGGATTTTCGATGTTGGTCTTACACATTAATTTAACCATATATATTGTGTTGGATATGCGGTGGCTTTTTCCAAATACGTATTTTTGAATAATGTTTACAAACAATTATTCAAACAATTATGAAATAAAACATATTATGTAAACAATAGTTATAGGGGTGTAAGTATGACAGAATACATTCATATTGGTGATATATTAGCTATACCGTTTTTCTTTTTATTGGCAGTTTACTTTTTGAATAAGAAGACGAAAACTCAATTTGAATGGTTATTGCTTGGGTTTAGTATCAGTGGACTATTTGCGGATATATGGTTTACATTTATGTATGTACAGAAACAGTGGGCATAGCATGTCTGATGCTCTGTGGTTTTGTCGCTTCGGCGGATAATATGGATTACAACTCCAAATAAAAGTATGTAAATTATATATACTTTCAAGATGAAGAAGAAAAAAGAAATTATAGATATAATAAATGACCTCCCTACAAATAAGAAGAAATTAGCAAAAAAAGTAAAAGGGTTGATTCCCAAACACGATATATTATATTCTTTCATTGGTAGTGTTGAGGAGACGAGGGGGGAAATTAATTCCATTCAGCAACCTCCATTGACACCCCATCAAAAAAGGATAATATTACAAAAAATGAAAGTTGGTTCTAATAAACAAAAACAGAAAGAAGTGATGGAAGTGATGGATAAACTGATATCTAAACCTGAAAAATTCGATAAGGAGAAATTAGAAGAATTAAAAGCTTTTAGGAAAAAAGTAGGTAACATCAAATTACGCAAACTAAATCCACAAACCAGAGAAATTGCTTCTAAACTGTTAATATCAATTACACACGGAACAAATAAGAAAACATCGACAAAAACTGTAAAACGCCGTGAAAAATTAAGCGATAATAAAACAAAACAAACTAAAAAAAAGACACGAAGACGAAAGGTACAAGGTGGAAGCATTGCTGATGCGTTGATGACGGCTGCCTCTAAATCTTCTTCATCATCGACTTCTTCTTGGACAATGTCTGGTGTATTATTTGATGGATTAAGTGATATTGTGGTTTGGATGTTTGAATTAGTTGCCGACGTATTTTTATGGTTGCCTTACGGTGGCGTATGTATTGTAGGACACGTCTTATTTTTACTGGTTGATGCGTTTCAAACAATTATAGGTATGACCCCGATGAAATTTAAAGGTCTAAAAGAGTTTTTGGTACCAAATAATGGAACTTTAGGATTTACCACGCCGCTTGATTGGATAGAAACTGTTCAACAATGGCCACAAGAATTATTGGATGATATGAAGATGATTATTACATATACACCCACTGCCATTTACGATGCAGTTGGCCAAGTTGATACATATATTATTGACCCGTTGGCCACTGGAATTACCAATGTGTATGATGAAATCACAAAACCTGATTCTTCCTCTTCCTCTTCCTCTTCATCCTCCTCCTCAGCCGACTCCCTCAGTGATATAATAAAAACTGATAAAACTGCTATACTAACAGGTGACGCCGTATTAGAAACTGGCATTGAAGCTGCAACGACCAACCGTCGAGGTATGATTCCTAGTAACATTCAAATTTGTATGTTATGTCTGAAAGTAGTTATGGGATACGGATGGTTGGCTGCGTTACTTGCATCTTTACCGTCATATCTAATCAATAAACGTTCCGAAATTCAAAACGCATATGATAATATATCAAAATATGGTTGGGTAATTGCTTTATTTCCACTTGAAATTGAGCCGGATAGTAACTTCTATTGTGAAAAAGAAATAGATATCGTTAAAGAAAGAGAACGAATAGACTTGTTGTTCGATGATAAAAATATTATGAATAACCCCAGCACATTGACAAAAATAATCGACAAATTAGATATTAATGGGCGTAATTTAAAAGAATTTCAAGAAGTAGTTTATGAAGATATCCATGATATAAATATAAATTTATTCAATAACAAGGACAAGTTTGCGGATGATTTTGAAAAGTTCCGAAAGCAAATCAATATTGCAAAAAACATCGAGTTTACACGTAGTATGATATTATCAAGAAAACGAATTATTGAGAGTTCGCAACAAGCTGTGCTGGCTATTGAAACTATGACCAAAAACAATAGTAAAAATGACAATATTAATTATATTCGGCTTTTAATTGATAATATTCGAAAACTTGTCAAGGAAACCATAACTGAAGGGTATGAATATTGTAAGAAAAAAAGTGGACAAGACAATTCTAAAGAAATCAAGAAGGAAACAGAAACAAAGGAAACAGAAACGAATGAAACTAAAACGAATGAACCTGAAACGAATGAAACTAAAACGAAGGAAACTGAAACGAACAAAACTGAAACGAACAAAACTGAAACGAACAAAACTGAAACGAAGCCTGCTAAAGTCTCGAAAAACTCCACAAGAAAAACCACATCTCCGGACAAAAAATAAATGAATCAATTAGGCATAGACCTGTTGCCATGTATTCCCATCTTGCCAGTGTATTTTTCTTCCACTTTTTCTCGCATAATATTTATTGTTGTGTTTTTTATCGGTTTTCATACTAAAATCAACGACAAGATTGTATTTTTCGCCTTCATATTCAAACAGTTTGGATTTTTTCGCAGTAGCCGTCCAATATCCTTTCTTCTTCTCATCTGAGCCATACGCACCATTTATTATGTATGAATCATTGTCAGTCTTGCTCAATATTCTCAAACACCCTCCGTGTTTTGGATCGAAGTAATAAAGACTCTTTTCCATTATATATTGTGTTGATAATTTTTATAATACGTTTGACTTGACGAATTATATAATGGGGAAATCATATAAAAGATACCAAACAATATACTATACTGTATTTATCTATACATTATAATGTCATCATTTGATTCTTGTGTTGTAACATTAAAAACTCTTATAGAAAACGATTCATTCGACGAATTGAAAGATTTCATAAAAGTGAATGATTTGAAAATCGAACCATTTTTGATGGATGGCCTGCCCGATATTCTAAACAAATTAGCAAACAAACCAACTATGGATGCTGCAAAAGAAGTTGGAGAACAGGTAATAAAACAAATGAACCCTTTTGCGATGAAACAGTATATGGATATTTTGTATGATCACTTTGCTTCTATGAAATGGCAGATAAAGAAAGGTTCCCTCATTTTATTGGGTTCATTCGCTAAGCACCAATCGAATATTGTCAAGTTTAATCTCCCCGATATGATTTTGCGAGTCATAGATATGGCTGGAGATGTAAAACCCGAAGTGAAGGCCCAGGCCAATAAGTGTTTTGAGGAATTATGTTCTGTTATTGACAACGTAGACATCATAAAAATCATACCCGATGTTATAAAAGCGTATATGGAACCCGTAAAGTATACTGAACAAGCTCTGGATAGTCTTGTGGCGACAAGTTTTATTAACGAGGTGGATATGTCTACTTTGGGTTTATTGGTGCCAATTTTGAAGAAAGGTATGTTCGAAAAGAAAGTGGCCATCAAGCGTCGTTCTGCGTTAGTGATTGGTAATATGTGTAAATTGGTGAATGACCCAAGAACCGCCGCTTTTTTCTATCCCGTTTTGAAACCCGTTTTAGAACGGGGGATTGATGAAATCGCCATTGAAGAAGTACGAAAAGTATGTCAACATTCGTTGGACACCCTTCAGCGTGTTAGTAGTGAAGCTGCCGAAATAAGTGACACTGTGATGAAGTATGACGACTTACGAACCCTTATTGTAGAGTGTGTGAAAAACGCTCAACTCCCGGAACAAAATACTCGTGTGTTGGATCATATGGCCAAATGTTGCGAAGGTCTTATTCAATCAAATAATCGCGCGTATGAAGATTGGTCCGCGTGTTTGACTCCTTATATTGAGTCCTCGGATGAAAACCAAACAAAACAAATCGTCGAAAAGGTTCATACAGAAGGTATTGCGAATTTGACTCCCGATAAAGTCGACCCCGAGGACGAAGAAGAAGATTTATGTAACGCGCAGTTTTCATTAGCATATGGTACACGCGTATTGCTTCATCAAACACCATTCCGTGTAAAAATTGGCCGGAAATATGGGTTGGTAGGTCCAAATGGTGCGGGTAAATCCACATTGATGAAGTCTATTGCCGGAGGTAATTTACAGGGATTTCCTACAGAATTAATTACTGTATATGTGGAGTGTGAGATTATTGGGGAAAAGGCAGATATGACTGTGCTTGACTACATAATGAGTGATGAAAAGGTCAAACAAAATGGATGTAGCGAAGAGACTGTGAAAGAGATGTTGACATCGATGGGTTTCGGTGTTTCGCGAACAGCCGCCGCAATAGATGCTGCTGTGAGCACTCTATCCGGTGGTTGGCGGATGAAACTGGCTTTATCAAGGGCCATGCTGTTGAATCCGGATATGTTGTTGTTGGACGAGCCTACAAATCATTTGGACCAGTTTGCTGTGAAATGGTTGACGGACTACATTATAGATTTGAAGACTTGCACTTGTTTGTTGGTTTCTCACGACACGAAGTTTTTGGATGCCGTCTGCACAAACATTATCCATTATGAGAATTTGAAACTGAAATCCTATCGTGGTAATTTGTCTGAATTCGTCAAACAAAAACCCGAGGCAAAGGCATATTATGAATTGTCCAGCGATATTGTTGCCTTTCATTTCCCTGAACCAGGACCGTTAGAAGGTGTGAAATCTTTGACTAAAGCCGTTTTGAAAACTAAAAACATATATTTCCAATATCCAACAGCGCCACATCCACAATTGATTGATGTGTCGATCCAGTGTTCGTTGGCTTCACGCGTAGCGGTTGTTGGAGTGAATGGTGCTGGTAAATCCACACTGGTGAAACTGATGGTGGGGGAGTTAGAAACTGACCAAGGTGTGGTTGAGCGGCATCCTAATTTGCGAGTGGCCTACGTTGCGCAACACGCGTTTGCTCACATAGAAGACCATTTGGATAAAACTCCCATAGAGTACATTATGTGGCGTTATCGTGGAGGTATTGACAAAGAATCCGTTCAAAAAGATTCTATTACTATGAGTGAAGAGGAAATGTCGGCGATTCGCAAGAAAGCCAAGGAAGAGAAAACTGGAATTGTGGAAGAATTGAAAGCACGCCGCACCGGAAAACGCGAACACGAATATGAAGTGATTTGGGAAGGAGATGGCCGAGAAGATAGTTGGCACACGCGTACAGAATTATTGGAAATGGGATACAAGAAGTTGTTGGATGAGAAGGACCAGCAAATCGCGGCGGAGTCTATGTTAGGTCAGCGTAAATTAACTACCGGAGAAATTCAGAAACATTTGGATTGTTTTGGATTAGAGCCGGCGTTTGCCGAGCATACCCGGATGGGGGCTTTATCTGGTGGACAAAAGGTAAAAGTGGTTTTGGGTGCGGGATTATGGAATTTGCCTCATTTGGTTATTTTGGATGAACCTACCAATTTTTTGGATAGAGATTCTTTGGGTGCTTTAGCTTTAGCGATCAAAGAGTTCAAAGGAGGGATTTTTATGATTTCACACAACGCAGAATTTTATGAGGCTTTATGTCCGGAGAAATGGATTTTGGAGTCGGGTAGATTGACGGTGATGGGTGCCGAATGGATGGAAGAAGTGGAAAAAGCGCGCAAGAAAGCCGAAAAACTGGCATCTCGACAGTTGAATTTAAATAAAGATGAAGAGAAAAAGGATGCATTAGGAAACACCATCGAAAAAGCACCGGAAGAAGCCAAAGAACTTAATCGTTCGGATAAAAAACGATTATTGAAATTACGGAAGGATATGGTAAAACGCGGCGAAGATACATATGATATAGATTTACAATTGGGGATGGAATAAATATAAACAAATATCAAATATACAATGTATACAAATATATGAGTATAGAAGGCGTATTGTGTAGTATGCAATACGGAGTTTGGAATGTGTATAAGTTTTTTGAATCCTTCGCAGAATACTGTGTCGAACATCGAATCATTATATAAATTTATAGAATGTGTATAAATTTATAATCAAAAATGTTATCGCAAAAACTCAATCTTCAAAACGGATATGGGTTCTAACCTGAACCCCCGAAACACGAACACGATTGAATTCTCGAGCAAAGTATTCTTCCTGAGAAAGCCATAGTGTGTGAACTCGAACAGAGTGGCGTGAATGAAACATTTATATATATATATATATTCAACGAATAGTTTTTATGTCGTTATATAGAAGAAAGAAATGAGTAATACTGATAAACACTCGGATGATGGATATGTAAGCGAAATGGATAGCGGTGACCACGAAGACCCCATGGTATTTCACGAGAGAAGGAAAAGAGAGAAAGAAATGGCAATAGATGAAAAAATACAAAAAGAATTAGAAAAAAAATTACTAGAACAAACAACAATAAAAACACTCGAAGAAGAAAATAATAACACTAAAAAAAGAAGAAAAAAAGGAGGCAAGATAGTAAAAAAGTCCAACTTTACCGCACGAAAAGCTACAAGGAAACGAAAAACATTGACTTTCAGAAGAAAGAGATCAACGCGAAAGTCTGTCCGAAAATCATACCGTAACCCAGCCACTAAATAATTATATTAAAAAAAATATTATCTCGACAGAATATATTCTTTTTAGATAAACAAAATAAAAGTATCTGTATAATATTATTTAGGAACTTATGGAGGACCCTCAAAATCTACCAAGCGAAGAAATCATTCAGACCGACCCAATACTGACAGCAAACAATGACCGATATGTTATGTTTCCTATTCAAGATAATGAAATATGGAGTTTCTACAAAAAATCGGTGGATTGTTTTTGGGTCCCTACGGAAATCGATTTTTCGAAAGATTTGGTAGATTGGAACGACAAGTTAAATAACGATGAGAGGTATTTTATAAGTATGGTTTTAGGTTTTTTCTCGGCATCCGATGGTATTATTGTTGAGAATCTTGCTGTGAGATTTTTAAAAGACGTGCAATTGGCCGAAGCACGTGCTTTTTATGGATTTCAACTTATGATGGAAAACATTCATTCAGAGACATACAGTATTATGATTGATACATTCATCAAGGACAAAGATGAGCAAACGAAGCTTTTCAAGGCGGTAGAGAATTTCCCGTGTATTGCCAAGAAGGCGAACTGGGCGAAAAGGTGGATCGCAGACAAGAAAAGCAATTTTCCTACACGATTAGTCGCATTTGCGATTGTCGAATCATTGATGTTTTCCAGTAGTTTCGCCGCCATTTATTGGATAAAAAAACGCGGGTTGATGCCTGGACTAACATTTTCCAATGAACTCATTTCAAGAGATGAAGCGATGCATGGTGAATTCGCAGTGGTCTTGTATTCAAAGTTACAGAAGAAAATCAGTAAAAAGAAAATTATCGAAATTATAAAAGAAGCCGTAGAAATCGAAAAGGAATTTATTTTGGAAGCTATTCCTTGTAGGTTGATTGGGATGAACTCTAAACTGATGTCTCAATATATTGAGTTTGTGTCTGATCGACTGGCTCTTCAATTGGGATGCGATAAAATATTTAATTCAGCGAATCCATTTGATTTTATGGAATTGATAAGCATCGAATCCAAAGTGAATTTTTTCGAACGAACCAATTCAGAATATGCGTTGGCTAACAAAACAATCGACGATAACATTTTTGATTTGGATGCATCCTTCTAACTTTTCCTTTTTTTCATACATATTTTAATATAAAGTATCGTATATAGAATATATGACATCACTAAAGGAGTATGGAGGTTTAGGAAATTCCGTCAGTCTAATGGAGGTTTCATTTTCTCCCAAAGAAGATTCCAGAGGTTCTCATTACATCGCAACAATAGACGATAGTAAAAGCGTTGACCCCAATATCCTTGAAGCAGCTAAAAAGAGAAAAATCGGTTTGAAACCATCCTGTTACTATACGGGAGACAGCGTAAAAGGGTTCTTCTTTGGTTCAGTATCAGTGATTTCACTATACATTTTGTTCCGTATGTTACAAAAATCGAAGTAAACCCATTAAAAATATAATTTATACTGTTGAATTATATTTTTATCACACTATTCTTGTCAAACCCATTATAGTTTGTATCTTCGAAACAATTCGACTGCCACAAATGCGCCAAACACTTGCGCGAAAATGTAAGGAACCACTTCGGCGGTGTCTATTTTCCCTAAAGAAGCCATCGCAATAGTAACGGCGGGGTTAATGTGACCACCCGATAGCTTGGCAGTAAGAAGGATGACTAATGCTAACGCCGCACCAATAGCTAAAGGATTTCCTGTTGCGATTATTACATATACAAAAAACAAAGTACCAACGAATTCTGCTAAATAGTTATACATATTTATATTGTATTATGATATAATTTTATATAAAAAATTGATTGTGAAATTTCGTCAGAGTCCAATCTTTATAATATCCACGATGACACTTGCTTTATTAACACTATGTATCTTAATGCTCTACCTGAAGATTCGGTCGACAATTCTATTACACGAAAAGACATATCATTCGACCTTAAAAACAACTGAACGAGGGATGAATACAGAGGGTAGTTATAATCACTCTGGACAAAATCATTTGTATGAAGACAACAACTTGATGTATATAAGATACGAAAGAGAGGTCCCATTTATATAATTACAAATGTGCCATTCTGTGTGTTTTCTTGGAAGGGACAATCGAACCAGCATTACGGGTACGCATCAACGCACTTCGAACACTATTTGTTTCAACGGAAGAAGTGAAGCTCATCGGCTGAGCTTGAGCATTTAAAGAACCATTACCAATACTATGAACCCTATTTTTATAAGCCACTGATGAAGCATCTCGATTTCCATTCATCCATTTTTTTTGCTGGGTCTCTAAAGGGGTTTGGGTAAAGAATCCAGCCATATAATGATTACGATTGCGAGAAAACGTGCTTGTATTATCGCTCGTGCTGTCTTTTAGTGGCATGGCTTTGACACCGGATAACACACTATTATTTAACGAATGAATAGATAAAAACTTATACACGCCAGCCATATGATATAAATTATACTAACATTTTATATCAAAATCGACAAACTGAAAAAACTTAGATGCGAATACCTTTTAGAGGAACATACGAAGCATTGCTTTGGTCTCCACCAAAAGCGCGGTCATTATAATTACGGTTAGATGCTTGCTGCTTTCTAAACTTGATGTAATCAGAAGAATCGGCCACCCACTTCACATTGCAGTTAGATGCTGGAACACCAGTTAAATCACAAATGGAATTCTGGTGTCTGATATTGCGTCCATACCCTGGACGGCTGGCGTTGACCTGGTTCGCACCTCCACAATTGTAATTTTGACGGCCCAAGAAATCACCCGAATTATTCACAGCACGAAATGGAGTAGTTACTCGTGAATGACCGTTCACTGTTCCAGTGGCGTAAGCGGTATTCCACGATTTCACTAAAACCTTTCTTTGTAGTGTATTTTCCCCATCTTTATAGTTCAACACAGATTGAGCAGGAGAAACACCCTGGATTCCTCCCCCTAAATTAGGACCATCAAGTTTAGGTGTAATCAAAAAATTAACATTAAACATTCTTGACATTTATATATATATATAAACGAAGGATATTTTATTTACAATATATATACAATTTATATGTCTAACACAGAAATACAGTTTAATCCATTATGTGTAAGACAAAAAAGTAATTGGAGTAAATTAGACAAACGATACAAATTCGACAACAAAAGTTTCAACCCGGAATATTTGGAGAAGGATATCGATTATTATTCCCCTAAATTGAGAGTATTATTGGATAAGATACATTCATTAGACAAAAGTGATCAAGCTAAATACGGTAAGAAATTCAAACACTTTATATTTTCGGATATTAAGACCGCCGCATATGGTCCTAAAATGATAAGTTCGGCGATGATCTCCAAAGGATGGAATTTAGCGTATGACGCGCAACTGAAGAAAAACGGGTCATACGGGGCCATGGAGATATTATCGGATGACCAACTCTTGAAATCCAAGGGGAAGAATTTCTTTTTGTTATCATCGGTAAGCGTCTACGACAAACCTATTACGGTGAAAACAAAGAAAGCCATTTTGGCCAAATTCAATGATAGGCCAGATAATGTTCAAGGGGATTTAGCAAGAATTATCGTTATGGATAGTGGATTCAAAGAGGGAATTGATTTGTTTGATATCAAATATGTTCATATTTTTGAACCTTCCGTGAATGATGCGGATCAAAAACAAGTTATTGGAAGAGGAACCAGAACGTGCGGACAAAAGGGTCTCGACTTTCATCCAACAAAGGGTTGGCCACTTCACGTATTTGTGTATGACCTCGAAATTCCCGGTTCGTTAACGGGCAATTTCAGTGATTCCAAGACTGCGTTTGAATTATATCTAAAAGCGATGAATTTCAATATTAATCTATTGAGTTTGGCCGCCGAAGTTGAAAAGGAGACCATGTATGGTTCGGTGGATTATGAACTAAACGAAAACATTCATAGTTTTTCAATCTCATCCGATGATGAAGACGAAAAACCAACTAAAAAAGGTGGAAGGGCACAAGACGATAATCAGAACCCCGTTTTTCCAACAGAAACACAATTCGTGTTTTATGATGGGAAGAAATACAAAATACCGTTTATGGTTCCCGTTGATTCAGAATCCGCTGAAACCGGGTTTGCCCTTCCGTATGCTCCTTTTTCTAAACCACTCAATTTTGAAAATATGAGAACATACATAAAAGATAATTATAGCGATTATAAGTGGGATGAAGTCAAGATGGAAAATAATTGTGTTGTCAAAGATATTCCCAACGACTGTCCTAAATCGAAAGACGAAAAAATCGTGAAATCCAACAACTCCAGTATTCTTAACTATACTCCTACACAGGATTTCGTTAGACATTACTTTTCTCCCAAATGTCCGGTAAAAGGTATGCTTCTGTGGCATAGTGTTGGAACTGGTAAGACGTGTAGCGCGATTGCTGCGGCGTCGGCCAATTTCGCCCCTACTGGGTATACCATACTCTGGGTAACAAGAACGACTTTGAAAAACGACATTTGGAAAAATATGTTCGGTCAAGTATGTAACGAAGATATTCGAAACAAAATATTGGCCGGCGAGGATATCCCTACAGATATCGAGAGTCAAATGCGTCTATTGAGTCCAGCGTGGCGTATTCGTCCTATTTCATACAAGCAGTTTTCGAATTTGGTGTCAAAGAAAAACGAGTATTATAAGAAGTTGGTTCGCGAGAACGGTGCGAAAGACCCTTTGCGAAAGACCCTTATTATTATTGACGAGGCACATAAATTATACGGAGGTGGAGATTTATCCAGTATTGAACGCCCAGATATGAAGGCTTTACATAGGTCTTTGATGGCGTCTTATGAACTTTCCGGTATGGATTCTGTAAGACTACTTCTGATGACAGCCACCCCCATTACGGAATCGCCTATGGAACTCATACAACTTGTAAACTTATGTAAGACCAAGGACCAACAAATGCAGTTTGAATACGGGGATTTCGCAAAGTCATATTTGAATGAGGATGGTACTCAATTTACAAAGAAAGGTCGCACGAAATATTTAGATGATATTGCTGGACATATTAGTTATTTGAATAGAGAAAAAGACGCCCGTCAATTTTCGCAACCCCGTGTGGAAAAGATATCCGTGCCTTTGATCGATAATTTGTCAGACATCGAAAAATTCGACATCAATAATATAAAGAAGACTTTGACAAGCGAACTGGACCTTCCAATACAAAAGTTGGAAGCAGATTTACAAGAATCGATGGATGAGTTCGACGCCAATTTCAAAGACCAAACCGCAATCAAAGAGTTGAAGCGAAATTGTAAAGATTACAATATTCCGGCCAAAAAATGTAATGCGATAATTAATAAAAATATTGCTGATTTAAAACAAGAAATGCAGACCTATGTGAAACCTTTGAAAAAGAAGATAGCCGATATTCGTAATGATATCAAAAGCACGAAAACTGCTAAACGGGGCGCATTAACAAAGTTTAGAAAAACAATGAAAGAACATCCTAAAGAATTGGAACGCTTCGAAAAGTCGCCATACAACGTTATCAAAAACGATTGCGCGAAACGTGTTCGAACTTCGAATCCTGCGTTATTGGACCACCCAGAATTGGACGAGTTCAACCAGCAAATCGAGCAGAGCAAGCAACAAATTCAAACAATTAAGGAGAATTTGGACATAGATATCGAGGCACAAAAACAACTTATTATCGAGCTCCAACAAAAGGCAAGACAACGAAGTCTTACCGCCATTGAAAAAGAATCACTCAAAAAGTCCATTCAACATTATAAAGGGAACTTCAAAAACGTTAAAAAGGATTTGGAAAATGAAACCAAGACCAAGGTTGAAGATGTCAATAAAACAATTAAAAAGATAGAAAAGGAGAGGAAACAGAAGTTCAAAACGATACAGAAAACCTTGAAGAAACAAGCGAAACAGTTGAAAAAGGACGAAGGGAAAATGAAAGACTTGAAAAAGACCAAGAAAAAGCAAGATGCTCTGGAAAAGTCATTGAATAGTATGAATGTGTCTGAATTAGTGAAGAAATATGATAGAATTTTAGAGCAACAATTGAGAACCGAAGAACACAAGTGAGAATCGAAGAATAGAAACCGGATTCAATATGTTTGATTGATAATATCATTTTCTTTTCCTATACAAATGGCTGATTTCGACCAACTTAGTATGGAGATGTTAATGAACAAATCGCAATATGATAAATATTTGTCGAAAACAAATCCCGCTGAAAGCAACGCGCGCAAAAAATTCCACAAATCAATAAAGCGACATAAACCCGAAATTTTGAAACTCACAAAACAATTCTTGGATGATCCAACAACTGATTTCAATCTATCTGTAAACGCTATTCTCGAAAATTACGCCAAAACCGTCATACAATATATTGAAATGAAATCCATTGACAATAAAACCAATGGCGGTTGCTATGAAAACGACTATGATGAAGATGAAGGAGAATCCAAGAGTGATGAATCCGAAGAAGATAATGATAGTGGTGAAGAAGGCACAGCAAACTCAGACACATACATACCAAATAGGCGTGTTGAATCCTTCTGGGGGAAGCAAATAAATAAAGGCACCAAATAAATGATATTTATTTCATAATAATAAAAAATATCATTATATAGTAATATGCCCCGCACTAAGAAACAGAGAAGGTCGAAAAGAACTACATCTAAACGGAACCCCAAATTGCTTGAAATGAATTGTAATCCTTTAGTTGATGGTAAAAGTGTCAATTCCAAAAGTTGTTTGACTCCGGAAGCATTATTACGAATCAAATATGAATACAATAAAACACATCCAAATGACCAGATACTCGACAAAGACCCTCGTGAAATATATTCGGCTCTTCAAAAACGACTCACCCAGTGTGATAAAGAGGACTGTTGGCTTGAACAAATCAAGGATAAGAAATTACGCGAGACCATCGACCGACTAAGTTTTGCGCCAGACGAGCCGGAAGAGTGGAAAAGTAACCCCGATGAATGGCTTTCGAATTTCGACATTTTTAACGTAATGCATCAATATGAACAAAAACACAAAGATTTTAAGTTTTTAGGACCCACTTCCATTGATTTCGATGTTAAACTTCCCCAAAAAGGGGGAAAATGCGTGGAAGAAGACCTTTGTAATTTCTCGTTGAAGTATTGGATGGAAAAGGGTAAAACAAAATTCGGGATTGTTTTTAATTTAGATAAGCACGACCAAGCTGGGTCGCACTGGGTATCCTTGTTTCTTGATGTGGATAATAAATTCATTTTCTATTTTGACAGCGCTGGTGCGAGTGAAGTTCCGAAAGAAATCACCGTATTTGTAGAAAGAATAATGGAACAGGCCAAACACAATGGAATCAATCTAACATATTATAATAACAAGGGGATTCAACATCAGAATGGAAACACAGAGTGTGGGATGTATTCGCTGTTTTTCATCATTACAATGCTTACTGGTAAACTGCCGTTTATGAAAAAGAAGTTGAGTGTGAAAAAAAGGATCAAAATGTTCATCAAAGTCAAGATTCCAGACAAATTGGTGTTTGATTACAGAGAATTGTATTTTAACAAATCTTGAAGTTAGTAGAGTGAAAATATATTTGCATATGTATATAGTGTATGAAACATATTCAAATAAAACCGAATAGGTTGAAAACGAGAAGAAATACGAAGAAAGGAAAAGGAAAAGGAAAAAAGAAAGGCACCACAAAAAGGAAAACGAAACGGCGAGGTGGGGTCTCAAAAATTAAAAGACTTCGTAAAGGAGGAGATGATTGGTTTAATTTATTTCCAAAAGACGAAAAAGAAGAAAAAATATCAAATATACAAGGAACAGTACAGCTTAATCCAGAAATACAAAAAGAAATAGAAGAACAAGAAGAAGAAGAACAATTGAAACAACAAGAAGAACAATCGAAACAACAAGAAGAAGAAAAGAAACAACAAGAAGAAGAAGAAAAAGAAGAAAACAAAAATATGGAACTTATGAAAGATTTAAAAAAGAAAGAAAACAAGAAGAAGAAGAAAAATAAAAAGAAGAATGAAAGCAAACCAAAAGACAATAAAAAAATCAAGGTTATAGTGAATATATCTACAACAAAAGAAGGTAAAGTATATGTGACAATTAATGAAGAATCAATCCCGATATTACAGGAAGTTCAGGATGTAGAAAACGCTCTGAGAATTTGGATGGACAAAAACAACCCAATCCCCAAACCTGCAGAAAATGAAAAGATTGAGATAATATTTGATAAGGAAACGAAGGAAATTGAATACGACCCTGATGATGACAGTGATAGTGAAGAAGACGAATAAACAATATAAAAATATATTTTTGATAACAACAAAGAGAATGACGCAATTTTTAGAAAGAACAAATCAAACATTATTATGGGAAATGATTCACAGACATGAACACTTGAATAATGTTTTTGAAACCGAACAGCAAAAACAAGAATGGTTCAAACATAATATTTCTAAAAGGTACGATGTATTAAATCGAGAACAAACCCCCATATCAAGGGAACAGTTGAGTTCCATAAATAAAGAAGTATTATCTAATATGTGGGTAGAAATACAAAACTTGTATACAGAACAAAAAACACGGGCAAATACACATATGAACTCGCAAACACAACCGCAGACACAACCACAGACACAACAACAACCACAAACAAACGGTTTAGAGTCTACTTACTCGCGAAGTTCTCCAAAACAAGATAGTTATAATACTAATTTTGAGAACCGACAACAAGAATATAATAACTTATTTCAACGACCAGTTCCCACCGACGTTGACTTCACAGAAAAAAACCACGATGATGCAATCACAAATATGGATGAGCTGATTGAACAAGCGAAACGCGAAAGGCAACAAGAATATACACAATATTCCCCTCCAGCGCCGTCACTAAATATCAGCGAAGACATATCCGAAAATTTAGTTGCCGAAACTTTGATGGCCGAAACTTTAGTGACCGAAACTTTGATGGCCGAAACTTTAGTGACCGAAACTTTGGTGACCGAAGTAGAACCGACCGTTTCAAAGGTGAATTTTTCAATAGACCCCCCACGCGAGTTTGTTGATGTTGGAATATTCGACAAGTATGTTTTAGAAACAAATGAACACATAGAGAAATTATCCCAAAGAATCGAAATGTTGGAATCTATTGTCAATTCAGGTTCTCAAACAAATGATGTACCGAATAAAGAAAATAAAGAATAAACAGAGTAAATAATATAATGGAGTTATTGAAAAATACATTTTATATCAACTTGGAATATCGTCAAGATAGGAAGGCACACGTTGAAACACAACTGAAATCTATTGGTGTAAATGGAGAACGATTTCCTGCGATAAAAACCACAGCGGGATGTGTAGGTTGCACGATGAGTCATATAAAATGTATTGAATTGGCGATCGAGCGCAAATATGAATATGTATTTATTTGCGAAGACGATATCACTTTCACTAAACCGCAATTGTTTTTGAATAATTTAGAGAGGTTTCATCAGACAACTATTCCTTGGGATGTAATCATCGTATCTGGAAATAATTGCCCGCCGTATTTACAAGTTGCGGACTTTGTGATACGGTGTAAGAACGTTCAGTCCACTACAGGATATATTGTGCATAATAAGTTTTTCGAAAGATTGCTGAATAATTTTAAAGCCGGCTTGACAAATTTACTTCGAGAACCGGAGAACAAGAGACAATATGCGATTGATATGTACTGGAAGCATTTACAGCAAAGTTCGTATTTCTTTATGATTATTCCGGCAACGGTAACACAATTAGAATCTTATAGTGATGTTGAAAACCAAAATATGAAATATGACCATCTAATGTTGGATATTGATAAACGAGAAATGATAGAACAATACCAGAAAATGATATCATCAGGAAAGGTGAATATGAATAATATAATTAACAAATAAAGGATGGTTCTCGAATACTATTTAGGTTCTCAAATTCCTAAATTTAATTTGTCTGAAAAAAATAATAAAACTCCAATCAAAAAATATTTTGTGTATTCTTACACACAAAATATTTTCAGGTGTTTGAGAACCATTCGAGAACCTACTTTCTTGATTTTCTTGATTTTCTATGTTTCCTGGTATTTCTTCTGTTGGATTTCTTGGATTTCGTTTTGCGACCGCCTTTAGTTGGAACTCGATTTTGTTTATTGTATATTTCGGGATAATTTACTTCAAGGAAATGTTGGGACTCTGTTGTTTTATCTTTAATTCCAATTAGTTTTAATCCACTATTATTTATGCCAGAAAACAAAATGTCTGTAGATGGTTCTGACAAATATGTTTTTTTTGTTTCATCTTTATCCAAATATTCATCCATTTTTTTTTAAATAAATTTTTATTTAATTCGAGTTCACTTTCAATTTTCTTCTTATAATTACTAATAACTTTGTCCCCGTCCAAACTCATTATTTCTTTATATATAAAATAAATATAAAATCGCTTAACAAATTATTATGAAATATAATATATAGATGAACAAATTGGAATGGATGGAAGATGGAAATCTACAAGGTGAAATGAGTAATTATAAAATGAGTAAAATGGAAGAAGGAAATTCTCTAACCCCACCACCGCATGGTTATCTGTACTATAAGAATCCACCAACTGAAAAAAAATTATCAGAATCTCAAAAACAAAAAACTCAAACAAAAAGGGATGATGATGCGAAACAAATTAATGATGAGAAATACAAGCCAATCAATAAAAAGAATCCACCAGACCCCAAACCACTTAAACCAATCACAAAAGAAGAAGAAAATGAAGGAATAAATGAAGGAATAAATGAAGGAATAAATGAATATGATACAAGAGAAAACCAAGGTCTAACGTTTGGAGGTAAAAAGAAGAGGAAAAGTCGTAAACAACGTAGAAGAACCAATAAAAATAAAAAGAGAAAAACAAAGAGAAAATACATAAAACATTGCAAATAGGTTCTCGAGTATATATGTAGGTTCTCAAATTCCTAAATTTAATTTGTCTGAAAAAATAATAAAACTCCAATCAAAAAATATTTTGTGTAATCTTACACACAAAATATTTCCAGGTGTTTGAGAACCTATTTTTGATTTTTCCTGTCATTATTTATAATTTTTTATCGTTTTATTAATTTATAAATTTTTATAAGATGCGCTAATTCTGGCCCTTTATTCATCGGGACTCGGAACATCAGGACTCGGAACATCGGGTTCTGCGTCGTATCCATAATTGGGTTCAACATAGTCGTTTATGATTTTTTTGACTTTATCAGATGGCTCCCACTGTGGAATCTCACTTTCGTAGCCTTCGAAATACATACCCTCCATCCCTGGAAGGAAATGATATGCGTCATTGTAATCGCCTTGCCAATTGATAATCACATACACATCCCCATCATTTGCCCGATATAATTCGAAGGAACGCCTTCCACCACTGGTGTATCCCATTACAGCGGATTTATCTCCGTTTACCAAAACCGCGATAACCGCATCTTTGGCCATTGTAAAATAGTGTGTAGATAGTTGTGCATGAATTCCTCCTGGGAGCATACGCGTTTTATCCGCAACATTCATAACATAGTTTTCCATTGAAATATGAGACATCTTTGATTTATGATGATAGCATAAATGGGAAAAAAGGAATCAATTTTTTAATTAATAAAATAGCTTAAAGATAAATATGGTTATATAGATATACTACTATATTACACTTTCCCCCTATACCACAATGTACCACGAAGAATATTTACCGGATGATGCATCGCTTGATAATGAATATACCAATGTAGAAAATGATGATGGAACATCTGATTTGGATTCATTTATCAATGAAGAGCGAAAGATTACTAAAGAATATAAGAGAATGGATAAACATTATTATTCTTTAGATTATCGTTTGAAAGGTAAAACATATAAGATTGAATCTTATTCGACTCCGTTGTTATCCAACGGTTTCATCCGCCACGCTTCAAGTGGAATGTCTTTGGAGCATCGAGTTGGTTCCAAGTATAGCGACCTATATTTTATTGTTGCTGATGGAACTGCACCTCCAAGTAAGGACTATTTAGAACCGCGAAAGCTTTATTATAACAGCCCAGAGGAATTTGAGCGACACAGGTTAGTGCGTGTTCCTCAGCCAATTAAGGAAGCGTGGAATGAAAAGCAGATGAAAGCGCGTGCCAAATTTTGTTAGAGGGCCATTGAATCCTAACTAATTAATTTTCATAGATATTTATGAAAATATATAAACCTTTGCCAATATGAAGAGGAAACAACTGAAACAATGTTTATTATCATACAAATATTGTTTATGACCATTTTATTGCCATTTAGGATGAATGGATTTCGAACGGTGTATTTGAAAACTGCCTACACGCATAATGTTAGGAATATCAGTAGTGTATACAGGGAAAACACGTTCCATCAGCGAAGTTTAAAATTGATAGGTTCTACTCCAAATATAGATGAACCTTCTGCTGAAACGGTTGAACATCTATTTATATTGAATAATCAGTTAAAATATCTAGAACGGGTTAGATATTCGTGCACGGAAATTATTATTGTCGAATCGAATATTAAGCCTATGTCATTATATGCTGGAGGTCTCACCGATGATTATGATTTTCCAGATTTTGATTGAATATTTTTATATTATTATATACATCTATTATAATATACTCATACTATGCCTATGAACGGAGAAAATAAAACCCTCTTTCTCGGTTATAATGGAATCCCTTATTTCACATATATAATGCTTGGACTCACTACTGCCGTATTGTCGGTGGTTACGTTGTTGGATAGTGATGATCTTGGAAAATTCACCGAGTCTGGTGCTGATGAAGGACCCGCAACAGAACCTCAACCGGAACCAGAACCAGAACCTCAACCAGAACCAGCACCAGCACCAGCACCAGCACCTACACCAGAACCTCAGCCAGCACCTACACCAGAACCTCAGCCAGAACCTCAGCCAGAACCTGTAACAGCACCTACAACAGAAACAGCACCTACACCAGCCCCTACAACAGAAAATAAAGCACAACCTACTTCTGGAGGGAAAAAACGCAAAACAATATCGAAAAAGTCAAAACAGAATAAATCGAATCGTCGCAAAAATCGCAAGTAGATTATATTTTATTCAAATATGTCAAGCATTGTTGAAAGAAATAATTGACTTGTTGGATGTCAGAGCCAACTACAGTTAGATCGGGAATAATGTTCAAATTACCTTTGGTGTATGCCAATATAGTTGGGACTCCATTGACCATTTTCTTCGATTTTAGAGTGGCGTACAAGTCGAATGATTCATCGTCATCGATATCGACCAAAACACATTGTGTCTTTTCTTCGGGCAATTTAGAAAACCACTCATAGACGGTTCCTTCAATCTTTTTGCACGGTTCACACCAAACTGCGCCGAATTTCAATATGACCATCCCACTATTATTCTGTAGGAGCTTTGCTAAACCATCCTTTGATAACGTGTATAAAGTTTTTTCAGGTAGTTTTATTTGATTCATTTCCATTTCTACGATAGGTTCTTTATATACATTTGTAAAGGCCATCTTTTTAAACATTTTTTACTGCTTATATTTATTATTATTAGATATCCTTTTATCGATTTAAACAAATAATATATATTTTATTTAAGTATATAATGTCTATGAGTTCTCACAATTTGAATATACAAATGTATTCATTCAAAGATATTCTGGAACTTTTCAATTTATCCTACACAATATCGTTGGATGAACTGAAACGTGCCAAGAAGATGGTTCTGACGATGCATCCGGATAAATCGAGATTACCGTCTGAATATTTTTTATTCTACAAAAAGGCTTATGAAGTTGTTTTCCAATATTACAATGAACAAACCAAAACATCATACCAAGTGCCTCACGCCAATATTGATTATGCGCCGTTGGAAAATGAAACCGCCAATGAAAAGATCGCCAAGTCCATACAAAAAGCATCCGAAAAGAAGGATTTCCAATCGAAGTTCAATAGTATTTTCGAACAAAATATGGCCAAGCAAGTGGATGAATCCAAAAACGACTGGTTCCGTAGCAATGATCCTTTGTATGAGTTCGGGGATGTAAAGACGAAAGATCATATGTCGATGACCTTAGAAAGTATAAAAGAGAAAAACTCGGCACTGGTCAAACACAATCAACTTCAGAATATGGCATATTCGTCTGGGTCTCAGTTGTATGATGATGATGAAAATTCTCAAGCATATGTTTCGTCGGACCCTTTTGGAAAGCTCAAATACGATGATTTACGGAAAGTTCATAAAGATGAAACGGTGTTTTCTGTGTCTGAACGGGACTATGCCAAGGTTAAGAAATTCAACAGCGTCGATGAATACAATCAGTCTCGGTCGTCCCAAGTGCTTACACCTTTGGAAAAATCTTCGGCGGAAATGATGTTGAAAACACAGCAAGACGCACATCGAGAACGTATGCTCGCGAAACAACATCAATCTCATCTACAAACAATGAATTACGAGGAAAAAAATAAAAATGTAATGGCGAGGTTTTTGCGATTAGAAAATAATTTTTAGGTTCTCGAAATATAGAAAATAATTTTTAGGTTCTCGAAATATAGAAAATATTTTGTGTGGAAGATACACGAAATATTTCACAGGAAGTTTTTATGAGATTTATTTTACACATTTTCATTTTAGGAATTTGAGAACCATTCGAGAACCTATCAAGAAAAAATTGATTAATAAATAACTTAAAATGTTCCCATCATAATTACTTATTGCGCAATATGTCTGAAAATAAGGTTCCTATGGAATTAACCAACAAAAACCCTCATCCGAGGGATCAAGATATTACATTCGACGAAGGGCCACACATATATACTGTGTATGGTAAACAAGATTACACATCGACAACAACGTGGATACATCAACAGTTTAGCCATTTTGACCCGGATGAAGTGATCAATGGTATGATACGCCGTGGTAAACTGGAAGACCCCGACAATAAATATTATAAAATGACCCCCGAGGCGATAAAAGAAATGTGGAGAAAGAATGGCGAAGAGGCGTCTGGTAAGGGAACAAAGATGCATTACGATATTGAGTGTTTCTATAATGGATGGAATGTCCAAAACGACAGTTTGGAATATGAATATTTCACGAGATTCCAGAAAGACCACGCGCATTTGAAACCGTATAGGACAGAGTGGATAGTTTTCCACGAGGATATCAAAATATCGGGTTCAATAGATATGGTGTTTGAGAAGCCCGATGGCCATTTAGAAATATATGATTGGAAGAGATGTAAAGCCATTGACTATGAGAATGATTATGGAAAAATGGCCAAGACAAAATGCATAGAGCATTTACCAGATGCCAAGTTTTGGCATTATTCGCTACAACTGAATATGTATAAGACGATTTTGGAAGAAAAATACGGAAAGACAATCGACGCATTATATTTAGTGTGTTTACATCCGGAAAATATCAATAAAACATACGAGTTGTTGAAAGTCCCATTTTTAGACAAAGAAATCAAAGACATGTTTGATTACAGAAAAACGCAAATTGAGAAGAAGTAATAAAAGAATATAAAAATTGTGGAAAGGTATATATCATTATATACGAATACAAATGAAAATGAAGAATCCAATTTCTTATTGTATATCTTATGGAATATACTATTCATATTTCACGGCAAAGGTTATTTATGTGTTGTATTTCCGGTTATTCAATTTTTTATACACCAAAATATTCAACATAAAAAGGGAAGAAATAATCACCATAAAAAAACGCGATGAATTATTCGCGGAGCTTCAAGTTGAGAAATTCGAGAAAATACTCGAAAACAAAGATGTAGATTTCAATTCAAATATAGACAAGTTGTTTTATGATAAAACAGAATATGATACAACTATGAAACAAGAGAATAACTTGGAGAAAATATGGAAAACACGTATGCTAATGACAAGTACTCCTCGGGGTAATGTAGTAATGTATTATGACCCCTATAAAATGGGATTCGCATATTATTCGGATGAAAATGTTATGCCATATAATGTGTTGAATAATTGCGCGATGAAATACGTGGAAAGATTTAGATGTCTTCATTTTTTCCTGGATGAGCATATAATGAAATCAAACATCAACCCACTAATAGATATTCATTTCAAAACTCCCGAAAAGAAAAATGATGTTGAGAAGAAAGAGAAGAAACACTTTTCACGTTATAATCCAGTTTTCGCTAAATTAAAAAAAACGGAGGAGAGACATAAACCCACAGAATCGCTTAAGGAAGCCCAAGAAAAGGAATCACGAGAAAAGGAATCCACAGAAAAAGCCCTCCAAGAAAAAGCCCTCCAAGAAAAGATTATGAATAAATTTATATATTTAGGAAAAACACAAAATTTGAAATTGTTACAATCGACCCCTAAAATGAAGACATTAGGGACCTTCAAGAGTCCATTGTTGGAAAAGATGAAATTCAGCGATTTCAAGAAATTGGCGAAAGGACAACACCCCGGGTGATACAATTATTTTGTTTGAGACTCCCGGTTTTTAAGAAACTCCAAGTATCCATTGCTTTTTACTAATGTGTATGATTCACCCAAGTGATTTTTGGCTATGTGATACGCTTGTAATTGTTTTTCATCGAGCGACTCAATATATTCCTGCTCTAATTCTGTTTGGCTGGGTTGTGTATGATCCATTTCTTATAAACAATAACAATACTATTTATAAGAAAATTCATTTCAATTTTTTAACTTTCTTTTTGAAAAAATTATACGATGGGTGTTCCACAAGTCGCCTTAGGAAACACCTTGTCATTTAATTCACACCCCTGAAGATTAGACACGTAATTGCTCTGTGTGTCCGCAACAACACCGGTTTTGACAAGGTCTTGTGTGATAACACACGTGGGTTTTTTTTCGGATTTCAAACACGAATTATTAGCTAAAGGCTTTGCTTCGGTAATGTTGCACTGATTGAGTTCTTTCACTGTGCGAGTTGATATCTTTTTGATATATTCGCTTTGATTTCCGTTGTTGCTTGTTGCGTCGTTTTTGAACACGCTATATGGTTGCGGTCGCCATATCCATCTATAATGACTCCGTAGGTGGCCTTTGTTGGATAAAACGGAAGATTTCACGGCGGCTGGATCATTCAAGTTCTGGATTGAACTGGGCAATACCGTATTTTTATAATATTCTCCGCAACATCCCCCGCTACCTTGAGGAACGTCACCTTTCATAGTGGTCCCGATAATATGTCTATCTAAAGATGTTTGACCGATATATCCGTGGTTCCTGGTCGTCCCGTTCAAAGAGAATCCTCCCTGCGTAGATCCAACACTCATATTCCGATATTTTGTTTGGGATTTCTTTTTTAAAGTCGCTAATGACATTTAGATGCGTATATTATATATATACACAAAGATATTCTCTCTTCACATAAATAGAATAAACAGAATAAACAGAATAATAGAATAATAGTGTATAAGAATCCATATGATATATAATCCTAACATATTGCTCACATTGTCTTCAAGCACATTCTTATTTTCGTCTTTGTATGGATTATTCAAAAATAATGACTTATACCGGATTGATACCGTGTCCGCAATATCGTGTTTGGTATATTGGATAGACCCCGACAATACAAATAAAAAAGCGTTGAATGCGATTATATTTAATTTTGTAGGATTGAGATTTCTATTACAAGGATATATATTTCTGACCCCTCGATGGAAACAATTGATGTATTTCAGCACAGGTGGTATTGGTAGTTCTCTTTTGATGTCTTGTATATCATACAAGTTGAAATACAGTAAATGGCATTATTTCCATTTCTTGTTTCATATATTTGTCACTGCGAATAAAATAATAGTGTATAATTTATAAAAAATAAACCTTTGCCTAATATAAAAAATGGTCGAAATCGATTTGAATATAGATAATTATAGCATAACGGATTTAGAAAATTTCTTGGGATTCAAAGATAAAAATTATAATCACGATGCGATCGAAACTCGCGTATACGAAATCCGCGAAAAGATGCTTCAATCGGGCCAAATACAGCAATACTTCAAACGGGATTTTATCGAGTTTTTAGAGACAGTCAACCAAACCTTGAAAAACAATAGACAAGTGAAACCTCCAACAACCGTCCCTAAAAATGCCATCTTAGATGAAGTCCAACAACCGATATCCGCGGAGCTACCAACATCGCGGGCTCCGAATATTATTGAACGACCCATCAACAATTATGTGTATACGCAAAATTCCGAATACTTTGAGGGAATGATGAACCCTTTGAAAAAACGTTCGGTGTGTAAGTATATTACAGTGGATACTCGTTTCCGAGAAAATTATTATGCCACATCAAGCAGCGATTTTTCCGTGAAATTACCGTCGAAAATCGGTAAAGTTGTAGAATTACAATTAACAGGTCTGGAAGTTCCCACTGATTTTTATAGCATATCCAGTCAATACTGTAATAATTATTTTCATATATCCGTATTTTGGAATAATGATGGGAAAGATGTGGAAACCTCACGTGTGTTTGTCATTCCAGATGGAAACTATAGCTCGCGAGGACTTATTGATAAAATAAATTCTATTGTTGCCCCTATGTATGATAACGGTTCAATCAAAAATGTGAACGATATATTTTCATATCTAAAATTTGAGCTTTTGAATAGTGAAGACGGTAGTGGTTCGAATAAAGTTTGTTTGAAGGTGAACCCATCCTATCCCAATATTGTGTCTCAAATAGAGGAAATTCGTCTGGACTTTGCGACAGACAAAGACGGCAACAAGGATTCGCGGTACATCGCTACAAAATTTGGGTGGAATTTGGGTTTCATTAAAGATACTTACTTGGGATATACCACATATATTGGCGAAAAACCGGTGGAACCCAACACTATCAAATATATATATCTGGCGGTGGATGATTTTAATAATAGCGTGAATACAACATTTACTGCCGCTTTTGAGAAAAATGGATTAAAACCAAATATTTTAGCGAGAATATCTATGGATGGCAAAGGTAAAGAAAATGTGATAATCAACAAGGATTATAGAATCATTACCGAACCACGTGTGTATTTTGGACCAGTAGATATCCAAAGACTTCATATTACTATTCTTGATGATCAAGGCAGAATCTTAAACATGAATCATTCTGATTATTCATTCTGTTTGAAATTAACAGTTATGTATGACTTATAAATATTGAGCGAATTTCTGTGATTTTATATATTATAACTTCATAATATATAACATAATATATAAATATATGTCATCGTCCGGAGATGCAACAACAAGAAAACGGAATATTGCATTGAAACAAGCCGATTGCACTCCTAATCATAATACTCCTATTAATCCTTGTTATAATAACCACATACAAGGATGCACTCCAACATATACCAGTGTAGTTGAAGATACACCAACTTATATTACAAATTATGAGGGTGAAACCGGGCCCACAGGACCCATCGGGCCTACTGGATTTACCGGCGAATATGGCGGGACTGGATATACCGGACCTACAGGACTTCCTGGCGCAGCTTCAAACACTGGCTCCACGGGAAATACCGGACCCACGGGAGATTTGGGAACAGGCCCTACAGGTAACACGGGACCAACCGGCAACACCGGTGCAACTGGTCCTACAGGTAATACGGGAGAAACCGGACCAACAGGCCCTACCGGAACAACTGGCTCAACAGGACCCACAGGAAATACTGGACCAACCGGCTCAACTGGTGAAACCGGACCAACTGGACCAACCGGCTCAACTGGCGCAACTGGACCAACCGGTGCAACCGGATCAACAGGGTCTACTGGTCCTACTGGAACAACCGGATCAACGGGGTCTACTGGTCCTACTGGCGCAACAGGCGCAACAGGGTCAACTGGAAACACTGGACCTACGGGCAACACTGGCCCCACCGGCAACACCGGACAAACCGGCAACACTGGTGCAACAGGCGAAACAGGCGCAACTGGTAACACGGGACCAACTGGAAACACAGGACCAACTGGAAACACAGGGCAAACTGGGAATACGGGTAACACTGGTAATACTGGCCCTACGGGCAATACTGGCCCTACTGGTCTACCAGGTGATAAATATTTATCTTCAACTGTAGGAACTACTACATTAAATACTCCTATACCATCTCAAATAACCACGATTATTTCTACACATTTGGCCTATATTCCGGGCAATTCGGTTGTTGTTAGTGACTCCGTAAACCCACTTTTAAATAATTTCGAGGGAAGAGTGATGTCATATGATAAGTCAAATGGAAACATAGTTATTGATAATATTACCAACGTAAATGGATTTTCAAGTACATTTGTAGGAATTTTATATGTGAATTTAGATGGAATAGATGGCCCGACCGGTTCTGTTGGATATACTGGGCCTACTGGCGTTACTGGTAACACGGGAAACACAGGACCAACCGGAAACACCGGAAACACTGGAGCCACAGGACCAACTGGTACAACTGGAAACACGGGACCCACTGGACCCACTGGACAAACCGGAAATACAGGACCCACGGGGAACACCGGTTCCACGGGACCAACCGGCGCAACAGGACGAACAGGTCCTACAGGACCCACTGGTGCAACCGGAACAACTGGTGCCACTGGACCAACTGGCGCAACGGGCTCAACAGGCGCAACTGGACCAACTGGTGAAACTGGCACAACTGGACCAACTGGACCAACTGGACAAACAGGAAATACAGGACCAACTGGCAACACGGGAACAACTGGACCTACCGGTTCAACTGGAAACACTGGCCCCACAGGAAACACAGGAACAACGGGAAACACGGGAACAACTGGACCCACGGGGCCAACGGGATACACGGGAAACACGGGAACAACTGGACCTACCGGAATTTCAGGAGATAAATATTTGACGACTACAGAAAACACACACACACTACAACCCAGAACATCAAACTCACTTTCTCTGGTTGTGGGAACCGGATTGTCGTATATTCCTGGGAATTCGGTCATCATCAACGATACAAGTGACCCATTGATTAATAACTTTGAGGCTACAGTATATTTGTACAACATTTATACAGGATATATAGTGTTTGATAATGTAGTTAATATTAAAGGGTTCTCGAGCGATATTACCAGCACATTTAATGTAAATCTGGATGGTATTGATGGACCGACAGGTAACACCGGTCCAACGGGCAACACTGGTCCAACGGGAATCACAGGGCCCACTGGGTCAACCGGTAACACTGGACCAACTGGAAACACAGGTCCAACCGGAAATACTGGACCAACAGGACCGACAGGAAACACTGGAAATACTGGACCGTTAGGAACTGGACCCACTGGGGCAACTGGAAACACTGGTAATACTGGTCCTTTAGGGACTGGCCCTACAGGTAATACAGGGAATACTGGACCAACAGGAAACACGGGACCTACAGGGAATACTGGACCGACCGGTAATACAGGTAATACTGGACCAACTGGTTTACCCGGAGATAAATACTTGACATCCTCCCAAGGAAGTATTTTGTTGGATCCTCGTGGAAATAATTCCGAAATGTTTACTGTAGGTGTCGGATTATCATATAGAACAGGAAGCAGTGTATTGGTTTCTGATAGTGGAAATCCGTTGTTAAATACATTCGAGGCACGTGTATTATCCTATGATATAGTCAGTGGTGGTATTGTGTTGGATGAAATTGTGAATATAAATGGATTCGTCTCTCCAGTTACAAGTATTTTCAATGTAAATTTGGACGGCATCGACGGACCCACTGGACCTACCGGTAACACTGGTCCAACGGGGAACACTGGTAATACAGGCAATACTGGTCCAACGGGAAATACTGGACCAACCGGTAACACAGGCAACACTGGACCTACAGGAAATACTGGACCAACTGGACCAACAGGCAACACAGGCCCTACGGGCAACACTGGACCTACAGGAAATACTGGCCCGACAGGCAATACTGGACCTACCGGAAATACAGGCAATACAGGACCAACTGGAAATACGGGAAACACCGGACCTACGGGCAACACAGGCAACACTGGACCTACAGGCAATACTGGACCAACCGGAAATACTGGACCTACCGGAAACACAGGACCAACCGGAAATACAGGAAATACAGGACCAACGGGCAATACTGGACCTACTGGGAACACAGGCCCGACGGGCAATACTGGACCAACGGGCAATACTGGACCAACGGGCAATACTGGACCTACTGGGAACACAGGCAATACTGGACCAACCGGAAATACTGGTCCAACGGGAAATACTGGACCTACCGGAAATACAGGCAATACAGGAAATACTGGTCCAACAGGGAATACTGGACCAACCGGAAATACTGGACCAACTGGTTTACCGGGGGATAAATATTTGACAACGTCTCAAGGAAGTATTTTGTTGGATCCTCGCAATAATGTCACTGAATCGTTTACTGTAGGTGTCGGATTATCATATATCACAGGAAGTAGTGTTTTGCTCACACATAGTGTAGCACCTACAACTAATAGTTTGGAAGCACGTGTGGCATCGTATGATATATATACTGGCGCGATAGTGTTGGATAATATTGTAAATATTTATGGATTTTCAAACAGTATTACCGGGATATTTATTGTCAATTTAGATGGAGTGGATGGTCCAACAGGTAATACTGGACCTACAGGTAATACTGGACCTACCGGTAATACTGGTTCTCCGGGAGATAGGTATTTAACTCTCTCTACATCGATGCTGTCGGATCCTCGAAATGTAGCTCAAGAAACATTTATTGTAGATGTGGGTCTTGCATACCTTCCCGGGAGTTCTGTATTAGTTTCATATGCTGCTGCACCTTTTCAACATAAATATGAAGGACGCGTGAAAACATATAACATTTATAATGGTGTTATTGAAGTAGATAACATTGTAAATATCGAAGGATTCAACTCTTCAATATATGGTCAATATAATATCAACTTGGATGGAATTGATGGTCCCACAGGTAACACTGGACCAACTGGAAATACTGGTCCAACTGGTAATACAGGCAACACTGGTCCAACAGGCAATACAGGACCTACGGGCAATACTGGCCCGACGGGCAACACAGGAAATACTGGACCTACCGGCAATACTGGACCGACTGGCAATACTGGACCGACTGGCAACACTGGAAACACAGGACCAACTGGCAACACAGGAAATACTGGACCGACTGGCAACACTGGAAACACAGGACCAACTGGCAACACAGGAAATACTGGGCCAACTGGAAACACAGGCCCTACAGGAAATACTGGCCCTACCGGTAATACTGGCCCTACCGGTAATACTGGGCCAACTGGAAACACAGGCCCTACAGGAAATACTGGCCCTACCGGTAATACTGGCCCTACAGGAAATACAGGAAATACTGGGCCAACAGGAAACACTGGTCCAACAGGAAATACTGGACCTACCGGCAACACTGGTCCAACAGGAAATACTGGACCTACCGGCAACACTGGACCTACTGGAAACACAGGACCTACTGGTAACACAGGACCTACTGGTAACACAGGACCTACTGGTAACACTGGTCCAACTGGAAATACTGGAAACACTGGAAACACTGGAAATACTGGACCAACGGGTAACACGGGAAATACTGGGCCAACTGGAAACACTGGAAATACTGGACCAACGGGTAACACGGGAAATACTGGGCCAACTGGAAACACTGGAAATACTGGACCAACGGGTAACACGGGAAATACTGGAAATACTGGACCAACGGGTAACACGGGAAATACTGGGCCAACTGGAAACACTGGAAATACTGGACCAACGGGTAACACGGGAAATACTGGACCAACTGGTAATACTGGACCTACTGGAAATACTGGACCAACGGGTAATACAGGCCCTACAGGAAATACTGGTAACACAGGAAATACTGGTAACACAGGAAATACTGGAAACACTGGACCAACTGGACCAACAGGAAATACTGGACCAACGGGTAACACAGGAAACACAGGACCAACTGGAAATACTGGACCAACTGGACCAACGGGAAACACGGGAAACACGGGGCCAACAGGAAATACTGGACCTACGGGCAACACTGGACCAACAGGAAATACTGGACCTACGGGCAACACTGGACCAACAGGAAATACTGGACCTACGGGCAACACTGGACCAACAGGAAATACTGGCAACACCGGCCCCACGGGCAACACTGGACCAACAGGAAATACTGGACCAACCGGTAACACTGGTCCTACGGGTAGCACTGGCCCTACGGGTAACACTGGCCCTACGGGTAACACTGGACCTACGGGCAACACTGGAAATACTGGTAATACTGGACCAACCGGTAACACCGGACCAACCGGTAACACAGGAAACACAGGAAATACTGGAAACACAGGAAATACAGGAAATACTGGACCGACTGGTAACACAGGACCGACTGGTAACACAGGGCCGACAGGAAACACCGGAAATACTGGTCCAACAGGAAATACTGGTAACACTGGACCAACGGGGATTTCAGGAGATAAGTACTTGACAACTACTAATGTGAATATTGTGTTGGACCCTCGCAATAACGTTACAGAGTCATTTACTGTAGAAGTGGGTCGTTCGTATATTCCTGGAAACAGTGTGCTGGTTTCTGATAGTGGAAACCCATTAATAAATAGTTTTGAAGCACGGGTATCATCTTATGACAGATTTACTGGGGCAATTGTGTTGGATAATATTGTAAATATTTATGGATTTCCTTCTAGCGTAACAAGTATTTTCAACGTGAACCTCGATGGAATAGATGGGCCAACAGGAAACACTGGACCCACCGGAAATACTGGACCTACCGGACCGACAGGTTCACCTGGAGATAGATACTTGACAACATCCCAAGGCAATATATTGTTGGATCCTCGTGCAAATAACTCGGAAGCATTTTCTGTAGGAAATAATTTGTCGTATATTACTGGAAATAGTGTTTTCGTTTCGGATAGTAATTTCCCTCTGACCAATACATTTGAAGCACGTGTGTTATCGTATGATTTATATACAGGGGCAATTGTGTTGGATAATATTGTAAATATTTATGGATTTTCTTCAAGTATCACAAGCACATTCAATGTCAATCTCGATGGTGTAGATGGACCAACTGGTAACACGGGACCTACTGGAAATACTGGAAATACTGGACCTACTGGAAATACTGGACCTACTGGAAACACAGGACCCACTGGTAACACCGGCCCTACGGGCAATACTGGTCCAACAGGTAATACTGGACCTACTGGAAACACAGGCCCTACGGGCAATACTGGTCCAACCGGCAACACTGGACCTACTGGAAACACAGGCCCTACAGGCAACACAGGGCCAACCGGAAACACTGGTCCTACGGGCAACACAGGGCCAACCGGAAATACTGGTCCTACCGGCAACACGGGACCTACAGGCAACACGGGACCTACTGGCAACACTGGCCCTACTGGAAACACGGGACCCACAGGAAACACAGGTCCAACGGGCAACACAGGACCAACTGGAAATACTGGACCAACTGGAAATACAGGACCAACTGGAAATACTGGACCAACTGGAAATACTGGCCCTACTGGAAATACTGGCCCTACGGGTAACACAGGACCAACCGGAAATACTGGCCCTACGGGTAACACAGGACCAACTGGTAATACTGGACCTACGGGCAACACTGGACCTACGGGCAACACTGGACCTACGGGCAACACTGGTCCAACTGGAAATACTGGACCTACTGGCAACACGGGACCAACGGGTAACACGGGACCAACGGGTAACACGGGACCCACAGGAAACACAGGACCTACTGGAAATACTGGCCCTACTGGAAATACTGGACCAACGGGCAACACTGGACCAACTGGAAATACTGGTCCAACTGGTAATACAGGCAACACTGGTCCAACAGGAAACACTGGTCCAACAGGAAATACTGGTCCAACCGGAAATACCGGTCCAACGGGCAATACAGGACCAACTGGAAATACTGGACCAACAGGAAACACAGGTCCTACGGGTAACACTGGACCTACTGGTAACACAGGTCCAACAGGAAACACAGGCCCTACAGGTAACACTGGACCTACTGGAAATACTGGACCAACAGGTAACACAGGGCCTACAGGAAATACAGGAAACACTGGAAATACTGGTCCAACAGGAAATACTGGTCCAACCGGAAATACTGGTCCAACTGGTAACACTGGTCCAACTGGTAATACTGGTCCAACTGGTAATACTGGTCCAACTGGAAATACTGGTCCAACAGGAAACACTGGCAACACAGGACCTACTGGAAACACTGGTCCAACCGGTAACACAGGACCTACCGGAAACACAGGCAACACAGGACCAACCGGAAATACTGGTCCCACCGGTAACACAGGACCCACTGGAAATACTGGACCAACAGGAAATACAGGACCAACCGGTAACACTGGTCCAACAGGTAACACTGGACCAACAGGAAATACTGGACCAACTGGTAACACAGGGCCTACAGGAAACACTGGCCCTACGGGCAACACTGGTCCAACAGGCAACACTGGACCTACAGGAAATACAGGAAACACCGGAAATACTGGCCCTACGGGCAACACCGGACCAACTGGAAACACTGGACCTACAGGAAATACTGGACCTACCGGACTTGCTGGAGATAAATATCTGACGACAACAACAACTACGACACTTCAACCAGACGATTCCTCTACTGAAAGTTTTGTTGTTGACTCAGGTTTAGCATATATTCCTGGGAATTCTGTTTTTGTCTCTCACGTATCGGATCCTTTAACCAACAATTTTGAGGCCCGAATATCATCATACAATAAATATAATGGGGCAATTGTGTTGGATAATATTGTAAATATTAATGGATTTACGAATGATATTACTTCGACTTTTAATATTAATTTGGATGGTATAGATGGCCCAACTGGAAATACAGGACCCACGGGTAATACAGGACCCACTGGTAATACAGGTTCTCCCGGCGACAGATATTTGACATCCTCTGAAAATATTGAGTTGGATCCTCGTGGAAATAGTAGTCTTACATTTACTGTTGGAAGTGGTCTTGCATATATACCTGGAAATTCCGTGATAGTAATTGACAGTAGCACAATTTCAAACAATGTGTTTGAAGCCAAAGTTTCTTCTTATAATAAACAAAATGGACAACTTGTGTTAGATAATATAGTGAATATTGTAGGATTTAATGGAGGCATAACGAGTGTGTACAATGTAAATTTAGATGGTATTGATGGACCAACAGGAAATACTGGACCTACTGGCAACACAGGACCTACTGGCAACACTGGCCCTACTGGAAATACTGGACCCACTGGCAACACTGGACCTACTGGTAATACTGGTCCAACCGGCAACACTGGTCCAACTGGAAATACTGGACCCACTGGCAACACTGGCCCTACTGGTAATACTGGACCAACTGGTAATACTGGTCCAACCGGCAACACTGGTCCAACGGGCAATACAGGACCTACTGGTAACACTGGGCCAACTGGAAATACTGGACCTACTGGTAATACAGGACCCACAGGAAATACAGGACCAACTGGAAATACTGGTCCAACCGGCAACACTGGTCCAACGGGCAATACAGGACCTACTGGTAACACTGGGCCAACTGGAAATACTGGACCTACTGGCAACACTGGACCTACTGGCAACACAGGACCTACTGGTAACACTGGGCCAACTGGAAATACTGGACCCACAGGAAACACTGGACCTACTGGTAATACAGGACCTACTGGCAACACTGGGCCAACTGGAAATACAGGGCCAACTGGTAATACAGGGCCAACTGGAAATACTGGTCCAACAGGTAACACTGGTCCAACTGGAAATACAGGACCAACTGGAAATACAGGACCAACAGGAAATACTGGACCCACAGGAAATACAGGGCCAACTGGAAATACAGGGCCAACTGGAAACACAGGATCAACTGGAAATACAGGACCAACTGGTAATACAGGCCCAACTGGAAATACAGGGCCAACTGGAAATACTGGTCCAACCGGTAACACTGGTCCAACGGGTAATACAGGACCTACTGGAAATACAGGACCAACTGGAAATACAGGGCCAACTGGAAATACTGGACCCACAGGAAATACTGGACCCACAGGAAATACTGGACCCACCGGTAACACTGGCCCTACGGGAAACACAGGGCCAACAGGAAACACAGGTCCAACTGGAAATACAGGGCCAACAGGAAACACAGGTCCAACTGGAAATACTGGACCCACAGGAAATACTGGACCTACCGGCAATACAGGGCCAACTGGAAATACAGGACCAACTGGAAATACTGGACCAACTGGAAATACTGGACCCACCGGTAACACTGGCCCTACGGGAAATACAGGGCCTACTGGAAATACTGGTCCAACAGGCAATACTGGGCCAACTGGAAATACTGGTCCAACAGGCAATACTGGTCCAACAGGCAATACTGGTCCAACAGGCAATACTGGGCCAACTGGAAATACTGGTCCAACAGGCAATACTGGGCCTACTGGAAATACTGGACCTACCGGAAATACAGGGCCAACTGGAAATACAGGACCCACAGGTAATACTGGACCCACAGGAAATACTGGTCCAACAGGAAATACTGGTCCTACAGGAAATACTGGTAACACCGGTCCAACTGGTAACACAGGAAATACAGGACCTACCGGCAACACTGGACCAACAGGGAATACAGGTCCAACAGGAAATACCGGCAACACAGGTCCAATTGGTAACACAGGAAATACTGGCCCAACAGGTAATACAGGTCCAACAGGAAATACTGGCAACACAGGTCCTACTGGCAACACTGGAAATACCGGACCAACCGGTCTTTCGGGAGATAGATATTTATCTTCTACACAAAATACGATTATCTTGGATCCTCGAAATAATAATATATTTACGTTTACGATAGGCACTGGTTTGTCTTACATAATAGGCAGCTCGGTTATAGTTACTGATAGTAATGCTCCACTGACAAATAGTTTCGAAGCAGTTGTATCTTCATACACAATATCTACAGGCGTGATTGTATTGGATAATATTGTAAATATTCAAGGATTCTCAAGTGGAGTATCTTCAACATTTAATATAAATTTGGATGGAATTGATGGTCCAACTGGTAATACAGGAACTACAGGAAGCACCGGACCGACTGGACCAACCGGTCTTCCCGGAGACAAATATTTAACTGTCACACAAGGAAGTATATTGTTGGACCCTCGTAATAATAGTTCTGAAACGTTTACAATTGGTACCGGACTATCATATATAGCTGGTAATTCTGTATTGATTACTGATTCTGGTTCTCCAACGACTAATGTGTTTGAGGCCCGCGTGTCATCTTACAATAAATCCACTGGAATCGTTGTGTTGGATAATATTGTGAATGTTCAAGGGTTTTCTTCCGGGGTCACATCTGTATATAATGTAAATTTGGATGGAATTGATGGACCAACTGGTAACACAGGCAACACCGGAAATACTGGAACTACTGGAAATACAGGCCCTACGGGCAATACAGGCCCAACTGGCAATACTGGCCCAACTGGAAATACTGGCAATACAGGCCCAACTGGAAACACTGGCAACACAGGACCTACAGGAAACACTGGCAACACAGGAAACACAGGTCCTACGGGCAACACAGGCCCTACGGGAAATACCGGACCAACGGGTAACACAGGACCAACTGGAAACACTGGACCAACGGGCAACACTGGACCCACAGGAAATACTGGACCCACAGGAAACACTGGACCAACTGGAAATACTGGACCCACAGGAAACACTGGACCAACTGGAAATACAGGACCTACAGGTAACACCGGCCCAACTGGCAATACTGGCCCAACGGGAAATACCGGCCCTACGGGCAATACTGGACCAACGGGCAACACTGGACCCACAGGAAATACTGGACCCACAGGAAATACAGGCCCTACGGGAAATACTGGACCAACTGGAAACACTGGACCAACTGGAAATACTGGACCTACGGGCAACACTGGACCAACAGGAAATACTGGAAACACTGGACCTACAGGAAACACAGGCCCTACAGGAAACACGGGACCAACTGGACAAACAGGAAATACTGGTCCAACTGGAAATACTGGGCCAACTGGAGTAACAGGAAACACGGGAAATACTGGGCCAACTGGAGTAACAGGAAACACGGGAAATACTGGGCCAACCGGAAACACAGGGCCAACTGGAAACACCGGCCCTACGGGAAACACAGGAAATACTGGGCCAACTGGAGTAACAGGAAACACTGGACCAACTGGGAATACAGGGCCAACAGGTAACACAGGACCAACTGGGAATACAGGACCAACAGGAAATACTGGAAACACAGGACCCACTGGAAATACAGGACCCACTGGAAATACAGGACCCACTGGAAACACCGGCCCTACAGGAAACACGGGAAATACTGGGCCAACTGGAGTAACAGGAAACACGGGACCAACGGGGAATACAGGACCAACCGGTAACACAGGACCCACTGGAAATACAGGACCAACCGGACCAACAGGAAACACTGGCCCTACGGGCAACACCGGAAACACAGGACCCACAGGTTTATTAGGAACAGGACCAACCGGGCCTACTGGAATAGCTGGACCTACTGGAATAGCTGGTCCAACAGGTTCAGGTTCAACTGTATGGCAAGAAACTGGAAGTGCACTTTATTACGATGGCAGTGTAGGTATTGGAACAGATGCTCCTCAAACAGCATTAGATGTTAGTGGTGTTATTACAGCAGCATCTTTCGTGACAAGCACAGGATTACCAATCGGGGCCGGTGTTTGGGACGAGTCGGGCAATATCATATACTACAATGACGGAAATGTAGGTATTGGAACAAATGACCCTCAAACAATTTTAGATGTTAGTGGTGTTGTTACAGCAACTTCATTTAGGTCATCATCAGATTATCGTATAAAACATAATGTTATCAATCTATCAGAATCCCGAAACATTGACGTGTTGAGACCAGTCGAATATGATTTGTATGGGGATACGCACGATATTGGATTCTTGGCGCACGAAGTTCAAGAACACTTTCCATTTTTAGTATTGGGGGAAAAAGACGGAACGCAAATACAAAGCATTAATTATAATGGGTTGATAGGTGTTTTAGTAAAAGAAATACAAATTCTTAAGACCGAAATTAAAAACATAAAAGAATCGATGAGCAAATGATCGAAGAATATAACTCAAATTTAATTTGTTTGATTTCCTATAAAATTAAACAAATACTTCATATATCGCAAATATATACCACAAATATATAATAATGAATCCATCATATATAAAAAATAAAATACTCAATAACAAAATTAAGATGGGAGGGGCTTTAGATACGGAGCAAGGTTTAGAGGAGGATATGGAGCAGGATATGACGCAAGGTTTAGAGCAGGATATGACGCAAGGTTTAGAGGAGGATATGGCGCAGGATATGGCGCAAGGTTTAGAGGAGGATATGACGCAAGAGATGGTGCAAGGTTTACAGGAAGATATGGCCGTTGACCCCACCCAGATTCTAAACGAAGAATTTATTTTTAAAAATGAAATATACAATTTGACAAATGAACATTTACTGGAAAAGAATTTTAGTAATATAGACCCATCTACGAGGTACTCAATAAAACTGTGCATATATTCCATTGTTACAGAGAAAACCCCATCGCCCTATTTGAGATATGTTTTAAACAAAAATATTAGCGAGAACGGAGATGCTGAATACGATTTTCCAACAATCGAATTTCATTTAGATTCTATTGAACAGCCTCTATCGAATGAAGATATCCACCAAATCACACAAGAATATGTTGATGATTCCATCGATACACGAATTGAGGCAGAACTTTTAGAACAATGTAAAATTTCTATTCTCGATATATTCAACTTTGCGAACCATTCATCCAAAATGGACTTCGATAAAATGTTCAAAGGATTCTTTGTGCCAACTACAGAAAATAGAGACACGATGATTTTTGTTTTTGATACAACGAAATTCATACCAACGAATTTAGTAGAACGTACTCAAACAGAATATGTATGGGCAGTGTTGTATGAGATGTTGTGCTCCAAGATGTGGAGAACTACTACGATTGTAGATAGCATTTATGACAATTTCAAGGAAATTGTTGACCGGAACACCAAATCTTTGGATATGCATCACATTAAAACCAAAAACGATGAATACATTAAATCGCCATATTTGCTTTATTTGTGTGATTTCAATAATATGAAATATGAGAATTGCTTTAAAGATGAATCCGCAACACCAAGTCCTACAAATATACTATTACCAAGAATACAACATCCAAAGTTAGGAGAGTATTTCATATTTACGGTTGAACCCATTAACAAAGAAGATTCGAGAACACTTCGCAGATTCCTTGTGTTTTTTGACGATTCCGATATTCATACAAATTATATCGAAGAAAGTGATGAAACGCAAATACAAACGGTTTTAGACTTATTACCCACTGACGAAACCGGATTTAATGGATATGTCTTTAGGGAGAATGATCTTCAACTATGGGTGATGAAAAACCGCGAAAAGATTGTAGAATTACAATAAGAATATCTTGTCTACTCGACGAGTTTGACGTAAAACTTGCAAAGCGAAGGATGACAAACTTGGACAAGCTGTGAGTTTTTCTCAATAGTATAATCACGAAACCCTCTGACAGGTATATACACGTATTCTGTGTGTCCCGGAGGTATAATTTCAACTTGATTAGCCATCATCAACGGTGTGTTTGCCATATTGGAATGTGGAAATATTTGGAGTCCTACACTCACACCATCAATAATCATATTCAGTTTCACATAAAAATCCACAACTCTTGGAATCAACGGAGAAACATCGTATTTTTTCGGTGTCAATAAATTAAACCCTATTTTCGGAGATTCTGAATTGTCAACATCGTAATTGTGTTGTTCGACAATATTTTTATATTGATTGAGCAAATGTTCATACTCTCCATTTACCGAGATATTTAGTGTAGGAATACCCAGCATAATATAAAAACCATAACATAATTTTTATATTATTTATATCATTCAAAAAGTTTATTTATGCAAGAATATAGAATGAAACCCTATATTGACTGGAACATTCAGTTTGTAATGATGTAGTTTGTGGGGAGGATTCACATCTATCAAAAATAAATACCCGTCATTCATATTTCCATATTTATATCCCAAACTGATCAATATGTCCCTATTTCCAGAATGGACCAATGTTGGTTCGCCGCAAAAGCTGACATCATCATAAAACATTTTGTGTAAGATTTCTAATCCGTCACAAACAACGAACCCATCGATTCGGCGATTGTTCACACTGCGCAAGATGATTTTATCGTTCCATTTGATTGGAAAATCCAAATTCATAGATTCTAATATATCGTTTTTTTCGATGGCGACTTTACCCGTTTCTTTGTGTATGACAATTCTCCGATATTTTCCTTCAATATCTAACGATGAAAAATCCAGGTTATCATACAAGGGGGCCAAAATTTGGATTGTTCGCTCATCTTCATTTATATCAGCGTAATGAAATACATAGAATCCATTATTCTCCACCACATATGTTTTAAGGACATCGATTCTGGAATTATACACATTGATATATGTATTCATCTTGCCGTTTAAAACAAACGGTGTTTTTCTCAATAATATTTTCTCTGGCCGAAAACAAAGCGGCGAGTCGACCAATATACAATTGCCATCGTACAATCCAAAATCGTGAATCACGGGAAAATAATGACATTTGAATTTCATCCTAAATAAATGTCGAAACGTGTTGTCTAAAATACTATATTGAACACTTTTGAACGCTACATTATAATCAATTGAGTGTATCAATCGTTGACGCTCATCATATTTCGAGTGCGCTGAAAAGTGTGGTAAATGAGGTATGTATTGTTTTCCAATAGTCCGCAGTTCTTGGGATTGACAATCTACTTGTATTTCGTAGGGAAAATCGCGTTCAAATAATGTGAAAACCCGAGATTGTATTTCCAGTATAGCAGTGTTGGACAATCCTAAAATATTGGGAATAATGCCCATTCCGTGGAGAGCCATATATACGGGCATCATCATCATATTTTGCGAGAACCGCATATTGTGTTCTTTTTCGTACATTCGTTTTTCAGTTTTGATTTTATGGCATATAGGTGTTATGACTCCATCGCGAATAAAGACGCCTTGTATAATACCATCTCCTGTGAAGAATTCAAACAAATTATTCGTATTTGAAATATTGACGTCCGGACCGATCAATCCATAAAAGCCGTTTATAGAATCCAATATTCGAGCGTCGTTAGAACGGAAACGATTTCTGATTTTGGTAAAGACATTCCCCACAAGAGATTTATCGGAGCGTTTATCGGGTATATCATAAAGCGTGAATTGCGAAGACTTCAATTGGGGGATAATACGAAATGTGTCGACGGGTAATAGTGAAGTGTATAAACAGTAAACATATAAACAGTTAATAATTATCGAATATGAAATGTACATTTTATTGGCACCTTTATATAACAATATATAACAAGATTTGTATATTGTTTATGATGTATTCTTATACACACTAATGAATGTTGAGGATGATGACGAATACCGATATTTACGCGGGGATTCGAATACTTTTGTGAAACAAGATGACCCGGATATATTTAATTGTCGTAGCACAAAATGCTTCTTACAATATTCCCGTCTTCTATAGTTCATACTGATAATAATTACATTTTTCATCTATATGGTTTTACAAAATGTCGTTATCTATATTGAGATTGATTAAAGCCCCATTTCTCGCGCCATTTTCGCAGCGAGTATGTCATTTTCATTTTTCACATCTTTGTCGTTTTTCTTAGTTTTCGCAGCTGTTTCTATTTTTTCATTCTTTTCTTCACATTGTTCGTAGTCATCTTTGTCTTTCTTGCCATTTATAAAATCCATAAAATCACCCAAACTATTAACGCATTCAGCCCTACTTCTGATACCATTAATGGCATCTTCAATGTCATCCTCTTTCGATATTTTTATATTCCAAAATTTGAATACAGGGGAAAGGACAGACCCAAGATGCATTTGTCGAAGAATAATCCTACAACACAACGCGAAAATGAAAATGCCACTCATCATAAATAAAAACGTGTTTAAATCCGCGTTACGTATTTTCCTGATGTATGTAGACATTCCGATGATTAACATAATTATGGTGATTATTTCAAATAAATGCGTGAAAAGCATAATAGAAATACTATTAAATGTATCGATACAACTTCTCTTAGTTTCGTTTACTTCCCGCGAAATCCGAAACATTCTTGTGTATATAAAATTGTTTATTCGGTCTATCCGGCTAAATGGTTCAGATGAATACATATAAATACCAAATAATAAGTTCGCTAATCCATATATTATGGATATGGTTACAGATAAACTCACCATATTGTATGCGAATATACCTTTGAAAATCCAAAACACAAGAGATGATAACATATTAAACAATGCGGAAGATTTGGATATTGCTTCTGCTATTCGATTGACGGATTCAGTTGTTCCATTCGAATCCTCATTTTGTGTTTGTGTAGAAGTAATAAAACTAAATATGTAAGAAATTCCAGTAATCCCTAAGAAAATATAGTTGACGATAAGTGGATTTTTGCCAAAGTACAAGTCACGAATTGTCTTTGGAATGAATGACGGAGAAAGTCTCCAGCTTACAAAAATAATCACAAACAATAGAAAAAACATAATATGGGGATAACTGTTATTGATAGTGTGTAAATATGCTCCTTCTTTGTCTTTGTCCTCTTGCAATTCTACTTCTTCATATTGTTTTCTTCCATAGTGATAATAAGACAATTTGAAACCACTTCCTTTGAGCCATTCTATAAAAGCGACCACTAATTGGGCAGGTCTAAATAAATACTCTGTAATAAATCGCGTCATTCCTGAAAATGCTTCATTATAGTCTTTCATCTCAACATATTCATTTTCGTAATCGGGGTTTTTTGAGGATTCTTCTTCGTCTTCTTCGTCTTCTTCTTCCTTCTGCTCTTTCTTTTTTTGGTCTCTCTCACGTTGGTTCTTGTCGAAAGGTTCTATAAATAAAAATATATAATACATATTGTAAACTATGTAAATGACTACCGGAACCATAACTATATTGTAAATTTGTTCCTTGATATGTTTGGAATTTTGTTTGAGTTCTTGTATAGCCGCACGCTGTTTTTTCTCACACTCACTCAATAATCTTGTTGGCTCAATAACCGGGGGTGGGGTTGTCGGGTCTGTATCGGCATCTGTCTGAGAAAGGTCCAAAAGGTCCAGCCACTGTTGACTGATTGCCATCGATTGTATATTACTTATAACAGTCTGGCGCTCTAATGCGTCGTTATATACATTATGAAATTCAAACACTTCATCTTCCGTTAAATATCGTCCCAGTCTATTTTCTGTGAGATTGAATTGGGCAATATAATGGCTCCCCATCTTTGCGGTGAGTTCGTCAGTATTTATCCAGGTGTGTGCGTCTCGCATAGAGTATATATTTGTCAACAAGTTCAACATTAAACCTCTGTTTTGAAACCCTTCGACAAATATTGTAGCTTCTTCAGGAGATTCGCCCGTATATTGTAATGGGTCGTCTCCCTCGTTCCACAATAAATTCGACTCAGACACTGGAGACAAATCAACGTAGTTTTTTGGAGCATCGGTCTCTTCTTCATCCATACAGTTGCGCAGTTGGACAAAAACACGGACAAAGTCCTCTACTCCCTTTTCAATCATTTCATCGGTTTTTGAAAGCGGACACAAAATATACTTTATTGCTTCTGTAATACCTGTCAATAACCATTCCATTTTTAACTTCTTGAGAACCGACTTACACGATTTATAATAATTATCATCACTAAACAGTTGGAACTTGGAAAGACCTTCTATTATTTTCTCATCATTTTTATTAATGGTTGTGTATGGTTCCAATAGACCTTTCAGTTTATTTGTTTGCTCGTCGAGTGTGCACCGGTCTTCATTTGTTAGAGGTGTATTATGCAAAACTTGAAACGATGGAATGGAAACGGGCTCATCATATTCAATCTGTTTGGTTTCATTTGATGGTTCGATTCTTGATTTTTTCCATAGTGTTTTCGTCATAAATGAGTTGTATCTTATGATATGTTTATAATATGTTTATATTTTATTGGCAATTATCTAGCGTATAACATCCCACAATTTCCTCCAATAAACGAAAGAATATTGTATCGTTCTTCAAACAATGTCAAATTATAGTTGTATTCAAACAACTGCCAATTCAGTTTAGATATGCCCACGGGATTGCCGTTGTCGTCGCATATCACGTTGAATTCCGAATTCTCTATGTCCAGTGTAGGAACATTTGTTGAAACTTCTAACTCTATCAATCTAAATTTACTCATGTTAATAGCCCCGGATGGCTGATACTCTAAAGGACTACTATTCAAACAAAAATTATAACAATAGAGCCCATCTTTAGCACAACCCGCTGTCCGCACATATTTCTCTACATAATTATACACTCCACTTTCCAACACGTTTTCACGATAATCTCCGTTGAATACGATCGCCATTGTTTCTAATATTTCTTTGTGGTTTTTCGCGGCATAATCCCCTGTTGTGAACAATCCCGTGGAATAACCATCTGTGTTTACAGCAGGCCCCAAGTTCCCCGATTCATCCTCGCGAGGAGCCGGTCGCACATCTTGGGGAATGTGTTTGTACGGCCAATTTGTGTAATTACTCCATTCGTTACGCATATTTACATCATTCCTCTGGAGAAAAAACATCCAATTCGACACCATCCCAGAAGAAGTTAGAGCCACTTTTTGTGTTCCAGTAATATTTTGGAAATTGTATGAAAACACATCTTTTACTAAATATATTTGGTCTTCTGAAGCAAACCGTTTTGCCTCTTCCGGCGACAAAAAACAATACGTCGAAATCATATGCACATCAGCGTTCCAGGTGTTGGTTCTATTTTCATACGCTTGTGAGAGTCCAACAGACAAGTCTTTAGGCGGGGTTTGTAAAAATGGATACATTTCAAACTGGGATAAATTGAAATCCGGTTGCATATACGGAAAATTATTGGCATAATCAAACACATCTCTCACTTGAAATAGATCTCGAATAGGTCGCATTGTTACAGTAATGCTCAGCTCATTATACTGTAATGCAACCATAGGGAAAGCGCAACGGCTGTCCAATGTGAACCAACTATTAATAGGAATATATAGATTACGACCTCGTATAGATGGTTCAGAACCCTGTGTATTGGTGGAATGATAGGCCGACGGATATGTGTTTTGACGGTCGTAGGCGATGGAAGGATTATTTAATTCTTTGGTGTGGCCACTCATTTTGTAGAAGAGGTCTTTCTTCTCGGCGGAAAAATCCCTTTCCACCATCGCTGATAAATATTCGCCAGTATATTTCTGGATTGTGTGTGAACCACAATTTATAACCACCTCACTAATCATGTTCGTTCCAAGATTCTCTATCCAACGAAAATCGTATGGTGCCCAATTATCACCATTTTGCGGACAAGGGTTATATATGGGACTCCATATATCTGGCAACGCAACTACTAAGTACGTGTCCATCAATAAATCAGCGTACCGTTTGAACTTGAATGTGAATGTTGATGGCTCGGTTAGTCTCAGTTCTCTTAAACCATCATAATCAATACGGAATTTTTGTAATCCAAAATTGGTATACTTCGAATAATTCACTTTGAAAAACGTTTTGGATGGGTTCCCTGTTAATATTATATTATTATTTCCATTCGATATCAAATTTAGTAATCCACCTGCCATTACAAAATACAAATATAATATAAATATATATTTTTAATTTCTATTTTCATTTATCCTACAATATATATATACAAATGGAGTTCTCAAAAAAAATTATTATATTTCTTATTATCATTCTTTCATTTTATATCATCTTTCGGTTTTTGAAAAAAAGAATGATTTTGCTGGATATTATTGAAGGATACGAAAATTCTTACGTGAATTCACTGGAAAGGAACAACGCTACTTCACTCGCCATCGATAATTTTACAGTTGACAATCTTACCAAAAGAAACGGGATCCTGGATATTACCGAATCGTTGAAACTCAAACACTACCTTATTAAATCATCTTTCAATACGGCATTCAACGGCTCGTCTATGGATTTAGAAATGGTCAAATACGTCATTTCACGCGGATGCCGGTTTTTGGATTTCGAAGTGTTTTGGAGCATACACACGGATTCAACCGACAACAATCCACGCGCTGTCGTTTCTATGTCAGATGACCCATTCTCACCCAGCAATAATACATTACTTTTGAATGATGTTTTGAAAATGATTATGTTGAACGCATTCAATAGCACAGCACCGAATCCTGACGACCCGCTATTCATACAAATACGTCCAAAAGTGGCCAACAAGAAAAATGAGCAAATGGAGCTGTTTAATAAAATCGCAAGCTCTATCTTGTTCTACTTTGGAAATGTCAAAAATAGTAATGTTTTATTCAATGGTAACGTCGATAAAAATACCGATATCAGTAGCCTTATGCGAAAAGTCATCATTGTTTTTGACAATACCGCATACCCCACATATTCATATAATTCACCTGAATTGAAAAATATTGTTCATTTAGAAACTATGAGCGATTCGATGATGTTATACGACCATAGCAGTTTTAATATGACCAATAAACAAGTAGAACCCCAAAACGAAACGCCAAATCCTACTCAAACACCGACGCCCACCCCTACTCAACACAATTCCGGACAATATCCTATACATAAATTAAGTGTGAATCCAGATGAGTATACCACAAACATCGATATCATAAATCAAGTATTGCCTATAATGACCGATGACGGGAAAAGATATACCATGTTGGAAAATACCGAATTCAAAGATATGATATATTATGGAGCACAAATCATTCCAATGGAATTTTGGTCCAACGATAAACACTTGAAAATTTACGAAGACTTATTCAATGATTATGGCAATAATAATTTATTAATCGGAAGCGCATTCATTCCATTTACATCTGCGATGAGTTATTTGTCGATGAACGCATATTAGGTATTGTATGATAAAAGACATTATGTTTCATATCATATTTTTTTATTGAACCTCCTATCTTGAGTGTCCGGATTGAGGAGTTTCATCCCCAATACTATAAGGGTTTTGTCTGTCCCCTACTATACGTAGGGGATCATCTGGTCTAGTAGTTAAAAAACCATCATCATCTTCATCGTATTCTCCAATAATAAATGGACTTCCTGTGAATGTTTCTGGACTTCCTGTGAATGTTTCTGGACTTCCTGTGAATGTTTCTGGACTTCCTGTGAATGTTTCTGGACTTTCTATTGTTGTTCCTGTATGTGCTGCTGGTGTTTCTCCTGATGCTGGTTTTGGTGTGTCTTCTTGAGGGTTACGTTCCATTATATATCTTATATCTTTTGATCTCTTGATTGCTTCTGCTGTTCTTTGTTTTGCTTCTTCCACCAACCTTCTCTGTGCTGCTGGTGGTGATAATACTTCCGATCCGTTTATAGGTGTACCTTTCTTAGAAACTATTCGGTCCATTTCTATGTCACGGTCTCGGGCGCGTATGTCACTGTCACTTAAACTTCTTGTCCTTCGCACTACTGTATAGGGCGCGGCTTCAGTGCTTCCCGTGTGTGAAGTCATTGGTAAACCTGAATCGCCTAGCGGTGTTGCACTAAAACCAGTTGTTTCGCCTGTGTTTAGTTCCATTCCGGTTAAACCCATCCTCAAACTAGTTGGTGTATTCCGATCTTGGAGTTCTCGACTATTTCTATCTGTCTCTCTCATTGCGTCTCTCTCTCTAATAGCTCTTTCATTATTTATCTTTCGACCCGATGATTCTCTCTCCGCTTGATTCCTTTCGTTTATCTCTCTATTCTTTTCTTCTTGGAATATTTTTTCCTGTTCTTCTGTCTGGTAATTTGTAGGTTGACTATTATAAATTGATATGGGTTGTGGCGGTCTCTCATCCCGTCTTTCTTGAGGATATATAATTGTATTTTGAAAACGCATTGGCATCGTTGATATACCAAAGATACTTCCATTTGTTATGTCTTTATGCATAAAAGACAAATTCAGCTTTAAATTCCAAGACCATACGCCCTCAACTATTTCATATTTTGTCGTGTCCGTTTTTATCATTATTGTATAGGTTGAATACCATTGACTTGTTCCCCATACATTAGTGGTTTCTCGGGCTATTTGTTTCGAGTCTTGTTTATTTGAAATAGATAATATAACGCCTATATAGTAGTTTTCAAAGAAATGACTTTTGGGTTTCGTTTGGACCAGGACAACATCATTTTCATTGTATACTGCGTTAGTGTACTCTTTCAACGATTTAGAAAACCCATCCTCGCCCCCAAATACATTCATATCTGGCAAAGTGCTATACTGGGGTCTAATCCACCAGGTTGGTAAATAAATTTCCCCCATAAATTCCACAAATGAAATGAAATAAGTTGTTTCTAATGAATTTTCGATATGATTGGTTTTTATTTTCTCAACTTGTCTGTCAACGACAATCTCGGGACCAAACTTGTACCCATTTTTACAGAAAAATGTATTATGTACAACGTCTCCAGCAATGGAAACATTATCAATAATATTCCATGCGTTTTGCCCGATCCACCCAGGAGTGTAATATGCGTTCTTTTGAAACCATTTCCAATAAGCTTCGTCATCCTTCCGATTATATCTTTCGTCGTTGAATGCCTTATTGTCGAATTTTTCTTTTAACTCTCGCAACTCCGTATTTTTGACATCTCTTTCCTGTAGTTTCGTTTGTAATTCTAATTCTAAATCCATTTTTTCTTGTTTGCTGAGACCACCTATTTGACGGTTCGAAGCGTCTTGTATTTGTTGTGCTGTATCTAATTCTTTCTTTAATTTCAAGATTTCTCCTTCTAACTCTGATATTTCTTTTTCTAAATTTGCTATTTTTTCTGGTATTTTGTTGTTTTCTGTTATAGTGTTCAGTTTATTCTCTACCAAATCCAATTCGCTTGTCACCTTTGAAAATTCTCTCTCTCTTCTCTCTCTCTCTCTCTCTATCTCTGTCGGTCTCTCTCCCATCCTAATTGTCCCGAACAGGTTTTTCAAGGCGATTAATGATGAAGCAGCAGAGTCATTCAAACCGTTCTCCAGGAGAGTTAGTTTTTGGTTCAATTCTTTTTTGGCTTCTTCTAAATCATCTTCATTTTCCACAATCACTGTGGGGACCAGATTTTCTTTTTCTTGTTTTAATTTGGCAAGTCGTTTGTTCATTTCATGTAATTGGACTTCGAGTACGGCTACGGGGTCCATTTTCTGCTGAATTTCTGCGATTTCTTCATCTATTTTCCTAATTTCTGCAAATAATTCCGTAACCTTTCTTAAATCGGCTTTTTTTTGACTGTCAATATTACCTAATGAAAGGGTAGACCAAAAATCTCTCCAATAAAACTGATCTTGATAACTATTTTTCTGAAATTCTTGCTTTTCTAATTCCAATTTGTCCATTTCTCTCTTGGAATCATCGTCATACACATTATAATGGGTTCGTAATGGGTTGTAAAAATCCCTTGACTTTGGATTATTTTTTTTACATTTTAGTGTTGGGTCGATTCCCCAACCAGTTCCCCTGTTGTTTACGCGTTCATTAACAAAGCCTTCATCTATATACATTGTGATAAATAGAACGATTCGTTGTTTCTTATCCATTTTATCAAATGGCACTTCAGGTGAAATGTATAAGTTATGATCAAAAACATTATTGTAATAACTGTGTTTCTCCAATTCTTCTTTTTCTTTCATACTTCGTGCGAGTTCTTCTTGATGGAGTAATCGTTCGTTTTCTAATCTCATTATTTCCTCTTGGTCTACACCAGTTGCGTCGTTGTCCGATTCATCCGATTCATCTTCGACGCCTTCCTCCAATTCATCTGTGATGGAATTAGTAGTGCTCTCTAATTTATTTTTATGTTCTTCTATTTCAGCATCGACGTCCTCGAGCATTTTGTTCATCTTTTCTTTGGGCACTCGCGTAAACCCATCGTCCAAGTCATACCCATTGAATTCATAACTATCACTATGTTCGATTTTCATAGAATCTCCAAAACCATCTAAAAGAGGTCTATATATCGCTTCATAATAGCCGTTACTTAAGAACATATTTCTCAAACTACTCATAGCGTATTTAGGATGTGTGAAAATGCACGCGCAATTATTATCTATGGCGGTTTTTTCCAGTTTCTTCATCATAATATCGAAGAAAGGTATTTCTATGTCCGCACACACATTACATTCATTAATGATACTCTTATACGGTGAAAAGAAAAACAGTGCGTTCACGGATTGTGTTTCATCGGTCCATTGGAACATTCTCTGATATTTAGATTTTACTCCATTTATTGGAACCATAGTGTAGTATACCATCCCCAAAAACAACATTTCATCATTGTCTACTTCATAAAATGCCAGCACATACAATGATATGGACTTCGCGGGTTTTGATTCTAAAACATCACTGATCAATCCGGATTTTCCATTATCAACTATTTTCTGCGTGGCATCATACACTTCAACTATTTCGGGGTATGATAAGTGAAATTGCGGCAGTTTTACTTTGTGTTCGTCCTCGCTTTGGTCCTCGTGATTATAAAAGGCGGATTTACCCATCATCTTCGGTATTTCTTCAAGCGAATTTGGCGAATCGAATGATTTACTGTGTGTGATAACTTCATTTGCCATTGATGTAGTCCAAAATTTACACAGTTTATCATTTGTGATATTGTTCAACTCTTTCGCTTCCGGGTTTTCCAACAGTTGTTGTTTTCGGGAAAGGGTTTTAAAAGTTATATGTTTGGCTTCACCATCGAGTTTCGCAGTTTTACTTTTCTTAGATGCACTTTTGTTCACTTCACTTTTCTTAGATGCACTTTTATTCGCATTGCTTATATTCACATTCATTTTCACAGTTTTAGTTTTGCCTCCTCCCTTGGTAGTGGCGCCATCCTTCTTTTTTTTTGTTGCGGCCTTTTTTTTCTTTCCTTTTGAAAAATATTCATCTGTTATATCTATGTTTGCTATGTATATATCTCTTTGATGTTCCATTTGTATAAATAATTATATAGTATGTATATATTTATTTACCATATTTGTATTTAGCTAAAATTCATTCAAAAATTTCATAGAAGAGTCCAACGTATAGAATCCTATTCCAAACAGCACCGACTTCAAGACCAGGCCATACATATTGAAATTACCATCATCAGAATATATAGACAAAAATGAGAATCGTTTCAATATGAGAGTATTCACTATCGGTAAATGGAATAGAAAAAACAACAATGATATCATTATTGGAATCTGAACTTTATCAATAAGCTGGTCTTGCATTCTTTCCCTGTGCTTCTTTTCCTCGTATTCTCGAAGTTTACGGTCCGTGCTTTGCTGATATTCTTCAACATAATCGCTCGTGAGTTTTGGTCTGGGGATATAATTCGCGTGCACTTGGTCATCGTGCAACATTTGTGTTTGATCCATAGGAATATCTCTTTGTGGTAATTTCTGGGACGGCATTTCGTGCATCATCGATATTTGCTCTGGAGACAGTTGGTCAGATGGTTCTTGCTGTCTTCCTTGTGTGGTCTGTTCGGGCATCGGCATCCCCCCTTGCTGTGATTGTTGAATGCCGTAAGGATTGGGGTGTATATTCATAGGAATGTACATATCCGCTCCTAGACCATCATTATTTGGCGGTTTTTGAGTCTGTATATTTGTATCAGGCAAATCCGATAATCTTGTTATTGTGATATTCTCCTCCATATAATAATATTTATTCATTATTATATGATTGTATAAACGCCTAAATAGGACGAATAAATCGGGGGTCTATTCTTTGGTAGGTTCTCCTAATTCTACTATCTTTTTTGTTGAACTACACGACGCTGATTCCAATTTATATTTATAGCATTCTTCGCCGAATTTGTATGTCTTCCCATCAATTTCATCGATCAGTGGACCATTGAAATCTATACACTTCTTACTTGTGCACGTTGTGCGAAATAGTGTGGCCAACCCGAGACCCAACAATATCGATATGAGAATTATACCCATTCGTGTGTTCAATAACCTTTTAACATTCATAATATATATAACTTATATTATAAATCCATATATTACACCGACCGAAAAGAAAAATGAGACAAAATATTTCTAAAAAAAGAATCAATATCACCAAATTACTTTCTTTCGGTATTTATAACTATGAGACTAACATTCGTCTAAATGTTATGAAATGGGTAAGAAAAATTTGCGAATTAAGGCAATTTTTTTAATTCCATAATCCACATTACCGTTTATATATAATTAGTTATCTTTATATTGTTTTGTCTCGTTTTTCTTTTCGATCGATGTAATATTTTTTATGATATATCATCGTGTATGAAATACACCCTTTAATTTTGCGCCGGAATATTGAAAATGCTCTTCACATCAGAAGGACATTGTGTCTTTTCCTGTTTTATAGAAAAACACGTTCCTGTTCTGTCTCTGTACTGGATATGTTCATAGTTGTCCGGTTTGGGGTACACAAAAATTTTCCGCTTATCTTCCTCGAAAATATACACAAAAAATATACCCACCGCTAAACTTGTCAAAAATATTGGCACATTCACATATTTTGACAATCCCATTATCAATATTAATCTATATATATATATTGATAATATTTTCCAAACCGCCCATTATTTTATTTCTTCTTCTTGGATTTCTTGGATGTCTTGGGTTTGGCAGGGTCTGGTTTCTTTTCACCGGTGCTTTCTATCTCACACAACCAATCGTCCACACTCTTCTCCTCGCCAGATGGCTTTGTGCTCTTCTCTTGCTTCTCACCATCATTCATAGAAAATACAAATTCGTTTGGAACATTTGTTTGATGTAAATGTTCCGAGGACTCTTTTGTTTCCTTACGTTTAGATAGTTTATTCAACATCCGCTCTCGGTTCTGGTTTTGTCCCATCATATTCTTGAATGCCGCGCCGTTAAATGCCCCTTTCTTTCCACCACCACCCATCATAGAACCCATATTTTTGGTCATATTCTTCATTATGTTCTCAAACTCTTTTCCTCCACCCATTGACTTCATCTTTCCCATTAAATCGCTGGCCTCTTTCATTAATTCTTTTTGAGATATATCGCCGGATTTCATCTTATTATCCAATTTGGAACTCACCGTCTTCAATAGTTCCATTATCTTTTTAGGATTCTTCATCATACTCTTCAAAACATCTTGCGTTGATTGAGAAGCGCCATTATCTTTACCTTCTTCTCCAAACATATCCATCAAATCTCCACTAAGTTCATCCGCAAGTTCCTTCGCCAAATTTCCAATTTTCCCATCAAACAAACCTTTCAAATGCTCGTGTAAATCCTCCGGATTAGGCATCGCATCTCTCGTTGTATCCTCTTGTCCCGATTCCGCAAAGTGATTCTTCATTTCCTCACTTATACCAGCCATACTCTCAAACATCTCGGGCATCTTTGAAAAGATGTCATCCATATTCGGAGTCTCTGCGTTTTGTCGCGGTTCATCCGAAGGTTTCTCCATATCCGAAGCTTTCTCCATATTTTGGAAAAAATCTGACAAACTATTTATCGTATCCGACAACTTTGTCTGTAGCTCACTTTCGTCTACACCATCAAACAGATTCATCGTATCGCCAAAGGAAGCCTTGTCTTTTATTCCACCCATTATAGTTACTAATACCAACTGTAAATACTTCCAGATTGCCTTCTTTGTGTTCTCACTTATATCCGCTGTAGAATATAATGTCTTGAAATCTACATTTGGCAAAAAATACACAACCGTTTCGTTCTCAGCAGAAAATATTTCATCGTTTTGATACAGTATATCGAAAAATCGCTCTGGGTATATGGATAGACAATATTTGTAAAGTTCCTCATATCCGGTTTCGTCGCAATTTTTGTATGATGCCCATAAAGATTCATATTCTGGAAATGTTATTGTCAAGTCGTTTGTGAAATCTAATATTATAGACTTGAAATTATCCGGCATTTTGTTTTCCGTCGATTCATTCACGTTGGGCTCTTCCATAATAAATCCTATATTCTTTCATACATATATTCTTTCCTACCTATATTCTTTTCTAATTATTTATTTTTATGGCTCATCTAAAATATATCCAGTATGTATATACAATAGTTTTATCGGGGGAATTTATGGAGTATTTATATGTCGATGAACAGTATTGTTTGGAGTATTATCGTATGTATCATCGCATTACGGTAAAACAAATCCATTTTACTATAAAATATTAGCCTTTTTATGGTCCGTCCCTTTCTTCTTCTTCTATTTCATTCTTATAGCATCGCGCGATGGGAAGAAACCTATTTATGACTTTTCGTGGCATTCTTTGTTCGGAACGGCTCTTACATTCATTTTAGGTGTCATCACAATGCTCATTATAGATTATAATATCAAATGGATTCTGTTATTCACACTGTTATTTCCCATGATATGTTCTGTGGTCTATTTCTATTTCGAGATGTACAAGTTATAATGTAAATTGGAGAATGAATAAGTAAAAAATTGATTTCCTTTTTTCATTTATTTGATTCTGTATAAAATCATACACAATCAAAACTATGCAATCCTTCGACAATATCGACAATACCGACAATTTATATAGAGTGTTTAATCCCACTCGAGAAGACATCCAACAATATATTGATGGAGAGTCATCGACGACTGATGACGATTCGACTACAACTACTACAACATATACTGAACAACCCTCAAACAATGAACTTGTCGCAGATGAGTATTTCGACAAGTTCATTTCCGATACAACGCTTGATGGGCAAAAATACATCAATGATATCCATCATCACATTAAATGTGGCGCGTGGGATCTTCTTGCAGACCAAATGTTTGAATTTATAGAGTATACGAGCATCACTATGTTCACTACTCAACAAAAGAAAATACTCGACTACTTTTGGATATACCAGTGCAAAAAATGCCATCACTGGGCGCCAAATGAGAATACCGTTATGTCAGATACAAAAAAATTAGTGAATTGTAAGAATTGTCTTCACCTAAAAGAGACCAAACGCTTGAAATCAAAAGTGAAAATTCAGGTTGGTTCTGCGGAAGAAGGACAAGATTATTGCTATATTTGTCACGATGATTATGAAACAGATGCTCATATCGGACAAATGCCGTGCGGACACAAGTTCCATAAAAACTGCATTTTGAATTGGGTATTAGAGCATAAACCCAACTGTCCTTGTTGTAGAACGGAAATAAGTGCGACGAAGCACGTGCCTGTTCGTGGAGAACGAAAACAAAAGAAAGGAAACCGCAAATCAAAACGTAAACACAATCGCAAATAAAACAGAAAAATACAGAAAAAAGAAAATACAGAAAAATAAAAAATAGATAGATGTGATGCGACCTATCGCTTACGAGACCTATATGAACTATATTTAAGGCGCATCTCGTCTACCCTTTTTTTACTTTCATAATTTGTTTTTTGTATTAATTCTGAAAACTCGCGTACCTCTATTCGAAGTGATCTGATATTTTGTCTCAATCTTTCAAGTCTGTATCCTATTCCTTTACCTATTTCTGTTTGAAAAACATAATAATCAATTTCTAAAGAAGTTTTATTTTCTGATCTTCCAAGAGTTTCAATTTCTTGGTTCTCGAATTCTTTTAAATATTCTGTTGTATGATTTTCTAAAATAGATTCTCCTAAATATTCTTGAGTAGTTTCTAAAGAAGTTTCATTTTCTAATATTTGAGAACCTTCAATTTCTTGGTTCTCGATATCTTCTAAATATTCTGTTGTATGATTTTCCAAAATAGATTCTCCTAAATATTCTTGAGTAGTTTCTAAAGAAGTTTCATTTACTTCCGATGAATCTGTTGTTAAAAATTTGATTATAGATTCTTCTAAATATTCATATGTAGTTTTTGTTGGAGTTTCATTTTCTAATATTTCAAGAGTTTCAATTTCCTGGTTCTCGAATTCTCCTAAATATTCTGTTGTATGATTTTCTAAAATAGATTCTTCTAAATATTCATATGTAGTTTTTGATGGAGTTTCATTTTCTACTATTTGAGAACCTTCAATTTCCTGGTTCTCGAATTCTCCTAAATATTCTGTTGTATGATTTTCTAAAATAGATTCTTCTAAATATTCATATGTAGTTTTTGATGGAGTTTCATTTTCTACTATTTGAGAACCTTCAATT